GCCGAAAAAGAACGTATTTCGAAGTTATCTCCAAAAGAACTAGCAAACGAAAAAGGAGAACCGTATGTTGCTGTATTAGAAACTAAAGTTAATGCAGATAATGTAAGGAACGGATTCTTTGAACTTGACTGGAATGAGCATTTTATAGTACAATTAAGACTTAACGGCTTTCAAGGGCAGAGCGAAGAAGAAATAGTTGATCTATGGTTTCAAGAGCTTTGCCGAAATGTAGGGGCCGAAGCAGGGGTTAATATGGACAGACGTGGTTCTGGTTATGTTAATGTAAACAATCTAGGTGACGGAAAGTCAGAGATAGGCTAATGAGTTATATTCTTGTAGATACCGCAAATACATTCTTTCGTGCAAGGCATGTAGTAAGAGGCGACGCTGATGAAAAAGTCGGTATGGCCATGCACATTATCCTTGCTTCTATTAAAAAAGCATGGAAAGATTTTAACGGCACCCATGTGGTATTTTGCCTAGAGGGGCGTAGCTGGCGCAAAGATCATTATGCACCTTATAAAAGAAATCGGAGTGATGCCCGTGCCGCACATAGTCCCCGAGAAGCAGAAGAAGAAAAATTATTTTGGGAAACTTTTGATAAATTTAAAGAATTTATTGAAAGTAAAACTAATTGTACAGTTTTGCAACATGCTCAACTAGAAGCAGACGATCTTATTGCAGGGTGGATACAGAGTCATCCAAACGATAACCATGTTATCATTTCAACAGACGGCGACTTTGCACAACTTATTGCTCCAAATGTTAAACAATATAACGGAGTCATGGGTATTACAACTACACATGAGGGGTATTTTGATGAGAAGGGTAAGCCTATCGTTGATAAGAAAACTAAACAAGTCAAGCCCGCGCCGGACCCAGAATGGTTACTTTTTGAGAAGTGTATGCGTGGCGACACCTCCGACAATATCTTTAGTGCTTATCCGGGAGTACGTGAGAAAGGGACAAAGAATAAAGTTGGTCTCCGTGAGGCCTTTGCCGACAGAGGAACAAAAGGCTATTCTTGGAACAACATGATGCTTCAGCGCTGGACTGACCACGAAGGTGTCGAACATAAAGTATTAGATGACTATACTCGAAATAAACTATTATGTGACCTCACAGCCCAACCAGCTGAGATCAAAGAAATTATTAATAGTGTAATTGATAACAAAGAACATAAAACAAAAAATGTTTCACAAGTTGGATTTAAACTTTTAAAATTCTGTGCAGAATACGATTTACAAAAAGTAAGCGACAATGTACAGATTTATGCAGAACCATTAAATGCGAGGTATACATTATGAGCGCCGTTGCTAAAGTTTTAGTACCTAATAAAGTATGGATTGTCGAGGATGGTGGTAAGAAATTAGGAACTTTGAATAAAGAAAAGAAAGGTTTTAGTTTCTATCGTAAAGGTCAAAAAATTGATATTCAGACTAAATCAGAAATAAGAGATACATTTGGAATTTCGGTAACGGAAGAAATTGAAAAAAATATCAAAGTACTTAAAAATATCGACTTAACACACAATGTATATGAGTTTCCGTGCGGTAGTAGGCCCCACAATCCTGTATATAACATAAAGAAAAAATTACCAATCTATGCAAAGAGTAACAAAAGTAAGAGCCTATATTGTGCAGGATATTATGTTATTAAATTCCGCAAAGGTTGGGTAAAAAGTTTCTGCCCAAAACTAATTACTTTAGAACGATATGTTTTTAAAGGTCCGTTTAGAACTGAAGATGAAATGAAACAAATGCTTGTTTTAATGAGTAAAAAAAATGAATTATCTTAATACTGCACCAATTGAAAATTTTTTAGACAAAGCTCGAATAGCTATTAAAAGCAATCAGAGAAATCTTACTTTAGACATTAAAGAAGTACAATCTTTAGTGGACAGTTTAGCGGTAACAATGACAAGATTAGCAGGAGATGGTCCTTCTAGACCGCCCGAAAACACCGCTGTCCAAATAAAGATGGATGGTGGAAATTTTTAATTTTTCAACTAAATATATGCGTACTAAATTCGGAGCGCATATATTATGTCTAGACCAAAACCAAAAGTTTTGTTAGAACTAACAAACAAAAAAAATTACAAAACAGAACAGGTTCTAGAAGCTGATGCCATTTGGGCAGTTTTTTATAATGATAGGCCAGTTAATCTAAAAACCACTAGTTTTATAGCCCAAAATCTTGGACCAAAATATAAAAAAGTAAGTTTTTCTAACTCTGGACATGCCTTTAATCTAGCCGAAAAACTTAACAAATTATTTAATTGTAAAGATTTTTCTGTCTATAAGCTAACTACTGGAGAAAAAGTAGAAAGCGATGAATCAAAAACTCCAACTAACTAAAACACTTCTCAATGAACTTAATGTTGTTGTGAATGAGAAGCAACTCAAAAGTTGGTATTTACTTTGGTGGCTTAATCCTAGAGACAACGGCACCAATAGTATGAGGTTAACAGAAAGAGGTTTAGATGATTTTGAACAAAAATTAGGTTTAAAATCGTATCAGGTTGACTTTCCAAAACCAATAGAAAATTTCCATAATAAATTATTTTTAGATTTAGATAGGACTATCAGCGGTCCATATTTTCTTACCAGAAAATACATTAAAGTTTTTGCAGAAAAAACTGCTGTCCAATTGGTACTATTCGGTGGCGACATAAAAAAATACACTAAATCAAAAGAGATGTCGCAAAAATACAACACAAAAATAGATTGACACTCTGACTGTTTTACGCTACAATAATATAACAGCAAACAATTCTGTACTGTTTTTTAGAAAGGCACAAAATGGCAGAAAAAATGAGCGCAAATCGTACCGTTAGTCCTAATGAAGCTAAAGCGGCTGTCCGATTTGCTATGAAAGTTAATCGTCCTGTATTCATGTGGGGCCCCCCTGGTATTGGTAAATCCGATATTATTAAACAACTCGGAGACGAACAAGATCGTGAAGTAATTGACGTTCGATTGAGTCTTTGGGAACCTACAGATATTAAAGGTATTCCATTTTATAATACTCAACTTAACACTATGAGCTGGGCACCGCCCCAGGAACTTCCTTCCGATCCAGACTCAACTGCTATCCTCTTCCTAGACGAACTTAACTCAGCGGCTCCTGCTACACAGGCCGCGGCTTATCAACTTATTTTGAATCGTCGTGTTGGTACTTACAAATTGCCAAAAGGCGTAAGTATTGTTGCCGCAGGTAACCGTGAAACTGACAAAGGTGTTACTTATCGTATGCCTGCTCCGCTGGCTAACCGTTTTGTTCACTTGGAGCTTAAAACAGATTACGAAGATTGGCTCAATTGGGCTACTTTGAATCGTGTTCACGAGCAGGTTGTTGGCTATGTTGGATTTGCTAAACAGGACCTTTACGACTTTGATCCAAAGGGTGGAAGCCGCTCATTTGCCACTCCTCGCAGTTGGTCTTTTGTTTCTGAATTGCTATCAGATGATGGTTTGCCAGAAAATACATTGACTGATTTAGTTGCTGGAGCAATCGGTGAAGGTCTTGCTGTTAAGTTCATGGCTCACCGTAAAGTAGCAAAACAAATGCCCAAGCCAGAAGACATCTTGTCTGGTAAAATTGAAAAAGTTACCATTAAAGAAATCTCTGCAATGTACTCGTTGACTATTAGCCTTTGCTATGAATTGCAGAGTGCAGACGAGAAAAAGGTAAAAAATTGGGATGCACTAGCAGACAATTTCTTTAAGTTTATGATGGAAAACTTTCCGACTGAATTGGTTGTTATGGGTGCCAAGGTAGCATTGACTAACTACAATCTACCATTTGATGCAAGTAAATTGCAACATTTTGACAAGTTCCATGACAAGTACGGAAAATACATTATCCAAGCAATGGAAGGTTAAAATTGGGCCCTTCGGGGCCCTTTTTGCTTGACTATTTACGTATTTGGTTATATAATAATATATAGGTAACAAAAGGACGCATTATGACTTCGGTAATGAAAACAGAAAAAATTCGTAAACCAAAAAATACAAAACAATACTCGGCGGCTGATAAAAATAAAATTCTTGATAAACTAATTACAGCTAGAGTCGGTTTGTTGTTGCGCCATCCATTTTTTGGTAATCTAGCAACACGTCTTAAAATGGTCGAAGCAGATGACTGGTGTGCTACACTGGCCACTGACGGTAGGAACTTCTACTACAATAACGAGTTTGTTGACAAACTCAAACCTAAAGAAGCAGAATTTGGATTTGCACACGAAGTTCTGCATAATGTGTTTGATCATATGGGTCGTCGAGAAGACCGAGATCCCTCATTGTCTAATATTGCCGCCGACTTTGCTACCAATCAAATTCTTAAAGATGAGAAAATTGGTGACGTACCAAGTTGGATTAAGATCTTTCAGGATAACAAATACCGTGGTATGAGTTACGAACAAATCTATCAGGACTTGTACGATAAAGCTGAAAAAATTGATATCTCAACGTTAGGAGAATTACTTGACGAGCACCTAGATGGCGAGGGCGAAGGTGAAGGTGACGACGATGGGGATGGGGATAAAGAAGGCAAAGGGCCGCCGCGTCTAACTGCCGAAGAAAAGAAAAAAATTAGAGACGAGATTAAAGAGGCAATGGTTGCGGCTGCACATGCCGCTGGCGCAGGACGAGTACCTGCCGGAGTGGCTCGTATGATCTCTGATTTTACTGAACCTAAAATGGACTGGCGCGAAATGTTACGTATGAATATCCAAAGTATTCTTAAGAGTAACTTTAGCTTTAGTCGTCCTAATCGTAAAAGCCAACACTGCGGTGCTATCTTGCCCGGCATGATGAATGAAGAAACTATCGATGTTTCAGTTGCAATTGATATGTCGGGCAGTATTTCAAACGAACAGGCTAAAGACTTTTTAAGTGAAGTTAAGGGCATCATGGACGAATATGTCGACTTTAAATTGGACTTGTGGTGCTTTGACACAGAAGTATACGGATATAAACAATTTACAGGCGACACTGCTGACGAAATTATGGAATATAAATGCAAAGGTGGCGGAGGTACCGCATTTGAAGCTAATTGGGATTTTATGAAAGAGCAAAATATTGAACCAAAACGCTTTATTATGTTCACCGACGGGTATCCTTGTGGTAGTTGGGGTGACGAAGATTACTGCGATACCCTGTTTATTGTCCACGGAAATGACGCCATAATTGCACCATTCGGCCAGACCGCACATTATAAATAAAGTAGGTATATTATGGCCTTGAGTAGAGGTACAGTTAATCCGCTCAATGTACTAGGTGTAAGAAAATTAAATTTTATACCTGTACATTTTGCGAAGACATTTACAAGTAATACAAAGGAAATGAATAACATTGAAGATTGGATTTATACAAATTTAAACAGTAGATATTGTATAAAGAAAAATCATAAATTGGACGACAGTAACAAACTTATAGAAATTTGTGAGATTGGAATTGAAGATCCAAAAGAAATTACAATGCTATCATTATCCTGTCCATACTTACTAAAAAATACATAGGAGACTTAAATGGAAAATCAAGAAACCCAACCCACTGCACCCGTTGCACCTGCTGAACTTACAGTAACTGACCTACAAAATATTAGATCTATTATTGATGCCGCAAGTCGTAGGGGAGCATTCCAAGCTTCAGAAATGGCCGGAGTTGGTGCTGTTTATAATAAATTAGATGCATTTTTAAATTCAATTGCACCTGCACAACCAGAACAGCAACCAGAACAACCACCAGCTGTTTAAAAGGAGAAAAACATGAAACATGTAGGAAAAATGAAAAATAACTCGGCAAGAGTAGCAGTAGCTTACCGAACATTGCCGGGGGATCCCCATAACTGTTTAGTTATTGGAACACAAGGTCTTGGAGACAGTTATCATGACACTCTAATGAATCTCATTGAAAGTGATAACGGCCAACAAGCCAATGAACTTGCAGATATTCTTTCGTCTCGTAAATTTCCAGATGGCAGCAATATGCTAGGTTACCTACATAATGGTGGTCACCTTATTAAGGTAAAAACCAGTCTAGTTAATATGACTCCCGATTCTCAAACTGTTATTGGTCTTGACGAGCTTAACAAAATTATTGCAGAACAAAAGGGAATTACAATTGACCAATTGGCTGTATCGGATGGAAGTCAGACACCTCCAGCAAAGAAAACTTCAAAAATTATCGATGACTATGTCAATCCAGAGAGTGCAAATGTTACTCAATCAACAACCGGTGATTTTGATCTAACTCCTTCGGAGATGCGTTCACGTGCAGATGCATTATTTAAACAGGCTCAGGTTCTTCGTAAAAAAGCAGACGAGTTAGATCCTCCTAAAAAGAAATCTAAATCAGAAAAAATTATTGCAGAATAATGTCAAATTCTGAACAAGTCTATTTAGACGCTCTAAAAGATATTTTAGAGAACGGAGAAGATCGACCAGATAGGACTAACACAGGTGTGATTAGTAAATTTGGTATCCAACTGCGCTTTGATTTAAACGAAGGCTTTCCTGCCATTACAACAAAAAAACTAGCATGGAAGGCGTGCGTCAGCGAACTACTTTGGTTCATTGAAGGCAGCGGCGACGAGAATCGTTTAAAAGAAATACTTCATGGTGAACGTTATACAGACAAAAAAACAATTTGGTCTGATAACGCAAACGCTTCATATTGGGTTGATAAAAAATTAAAAAGAAGCGCAGGAGACCTTGGAAGAATATACGGAGTACAATGGCGCAGATGGCGTAAACCTTTAATACGTATTAACAAAGTTGCTTTACAAAACCATGACCAATTGCTTGAATTAATTGCTGGATTAAAGGATGATCCTTACAGTCGACGTCATATTATTACAGCATGGAATCCGGGAGAAATAGAATTAATGGCATTGCCGCCTTGTCATGTAATGTCACAATTCTATGTTAGTAACGGTAAATTAAGTTGTCAAATGTATCAGCGTAGTGCAGATATGTTTTTGGGAGTGCCGTTTAATATTGCATCTTATGCATTGTTCACTCACATGTTAGCACAGGTATGTAATTTAGAAGTCGGAGACTTGATAATTGCATTAGGTGATGCACACATTTATAAAAATCATGTTGAACAAGTTAAGGAGCAGTTATCTCGAACTCCAAAAAAGTTACCTACATTACAGCTTAACGCAGATATAAATGTGATTACTCACTTTGCTATGGACGATATTGAACTAGTAGGGTATGAAAGCCATGATGCCATTTCAGCACCAATGGCTGTTTAAATTTTAACTTCAATTACTCCAAAGCCCTCGGAAGAGAAATCTTCGAGGGCTTTTCCTATTATAGCACCGGGATGCACTGAATAGGTTAAATCAACAGCACAAGCATAGCCTGGATGTACACTTGTTACCATCAGATCACCCTTTTTAACAGGGCCATAAATTTTGCAAGGAACACGACCTTTTAAGGCAATATAAGGGTGAGTTTTGTCATTTCCGGCAGCAGAATTTAACATATATGCAGGGGTTGTAGACACAATTCCCGCAACTGCCGTTGTAGCATATACATTAGAAATAGTAACTTCTTTAGTGCCACCTAACATTAATACAGTACCAGGTTTATACTCATCATCGGCTTCGTATCTTTCAGCAATGTCAGCATAGGTTGCCTGCATTGTAGATCCTGCGGTTAATTGCCATGCGCCGTCAATGTACCCCGATGTTGACGGAGTTCCAGCACTTATATACGTGATACTATCTAATCTAGTTATGTTATTAGCAACAATACTAATTTCACTAGTTTTTACATAATCGGAAGCAAGAGCACCATTAAGTCTTACTGAATCGGCTGCTGTTCCCCAAAAATATGTGTTATTGTTACTAGATATTCCGGTAGAAGGATCAGATCCTAATAAAGTAATTCCATTAGTAACTGTTGAAAATTGTGATACAATTGGATCAGTGGTGTTTACCTTAAACGAGTAAGGGGAAACAATTACAGGAACTATGTCGCCAACAGCAAGTTTAATTACATCATAAACGACATTAATAGAAGATAATATTTGACTTGTACCAATACCAGTACCAGCAGTAATAGAAGAACCTGCGCTAGAACCTACCGATGTTGTTCCACTTATAGCTACTAACGAGTCTTCATGTTTTAACCATAACTTTTTTGTACTACTATTAAACCAAAATTCACCGTTGGTTAATGTAGATGGTGCAGTTGTTGAAATAGTAATTGCAGGAAGTTGGTTCCATTGAACGCCGGTATAGTAACGAATCTTCTTATTAAGAGAGTCGTACCAAATTTGTCCTGCAAGAGGTTTTGTAGGTGCCGCAGAATTTGAAAAATTTTCTAATAGTTTAACAAGATTTTCGTTAACTACCTGACCATAACCTGCATAGTTTTTGCCTACTAATTGCAAATCCGTAGTAAGGTTAAGTGAACCATCTTCAACTGTGGTTAACTTAACTCCATTTGTCTTATATAACGTGTAGGCCATCTATAACTCCAAAAATTAAACAACTTTCATAATATAGCATAATGCATAAAAAGGATTAAGTATATCGACTGTAGCAGAACCTACAGTATTTGTACCACCAGTCAATGAATGCGTATGTGTTTGCGATTCATCACCTGTAGTAAAGGTATGTGTATGATTACCATTAGAAGTAGTCTGCCATAATTGGCCACCACCGCCACCTACTGATCTAGCATCATATCCAAATCCGCCCAGTGAGCTTGCAGTCCAACCAGCACGACCGTTAGCAAATGATAATTGATCATCACCTGGATAAGCATGTTGGTGTGTGCCACTTCCAGCAGTAACTCCACCGTGTGAGTGGCTTCTATTATTATTATCTGTAATAGTATCAAATGTATGACTATGCGATACTACTGTGTTAATAGAAGATTTACCCCCAGTTGTTCTAGGTGCATGAGTTGATCCTGCCCCCATGACAAACTTATCTCGAAGGTCAGGAGTAATGTATGCTCCCTGAGCCCTTCCGTCACACAATGCCCATCCCGCAGGAATATTATTAACAGTACCATACCACATTATAATAGCGCCGGCTGGGAGAATAGAATGAACAAATTCTGTTGTAGCAGGTGCAGTAGATCTGTCCGACAATACAGGAGTACTTGTTGCAGTAAACGGACCAACAGAAGTAAAACCAGTAGCCGTCTTTACAAAAAGTTGATTGTTAGTTGTATTGAACCATAATTGTCCTTTAATGGAATTAGGTGGTTCAAATCCTGCCGCAAAATTTTCTAATAGTCTTACTTGATTTTGATTAATCGATTGTCCAAAGTTTGAGACATTTTTACCTATTAGTGTAAGCGGAGATCTAGTGTTGTCTGTTTCGCCAACTTGTAAATCTATAAGCAATGTTCCGTCTGATTTTCTTATTTGATATGACATTTACTGTTCCTTAACTAACATCTCTATACCATTGCCATGACTTTGGAGGTCCTGCACTCACTCGGAATTCTTTAACTGAATAGAGGTATGTTGCAGTAGTAGCAAATGCATCAGTTTGAGCGCCAATGTTTGTAACAGCACTTACGGCAGCACCTTCGGGATAACTCATTACCAACGTAGTCGTTGACTGAACTGTAATTGCCCTTGCAGGAACTGAAATAGAATGGTTTGCACATAAAACTCGGGCCCTATATCCTAAAGGAAGATCGTATTGAGCTTCTGTAGGATAATCTGGAGGAATTGTATTAACTGGTGGTGTTAATAAATTAAGTAGCGTGGCAATTTCTACATTAGGATTAACCATTTTAGTAACATCTAATGTAATTACATAACCTTTTAATACGTTGATTGCTTGAGCGTCTAGAACATATTGAACCGTGGCCGCATCAGTACCAACAGTTGAATAAGCTACATTTTTAACTCTTTTATTTGTAATATCAACACCGCCATTGGTACTTGACAACATTAAATCTACAAGTTTAACAATAGGGTTAGCTCCTAAAATAGGAGAAATTGTAGTTAAAGAGCTTACAGAGCGAACAGTAAATTGTGTGCTACTGGTAACTTTATCAACCTGATAAGTATTATTATAACCAGCATCAATTATACCATCAAGAACAACTGTTGTTCCAGTACCAATAATAGGAATTGCTGAATTGGTTACAATTGTAATTGTAGAATATGCCAGTAGGGCAGATGCATACACATCGCTAACTCGGAACACTGCATCGCTTGCAGTGATTCCATTTCCTTTAATAAGAACATTAGATACAGTTAACTCTGTTAAAACTCCAACTCTTTGTAGATTTGAAGAAACTACAGTTGATCCAATAGTACTAGAATTAATAACTAGTACCCCTGCGCCGCCACGATAACTGCTAGTGGTACCTACTTCAATATTAATATTAGATACCCAAGATTCTTTTATTTTACTATAGAGGAATGTTTTATCATTGCCAGCTTTAAGGGTTATTCCGCCTCCGTCTGAATCAGCATCAGAAGTACTTCCATATGCAAGCTCAATATTTTTATCGTCAATTCTAGTAATAACTGATAATCTTGTTGTAAATGTCCCCGAGACTGTTAAATTCTTTGTAACAGTAATGTCCCCATTAAAGTAAGAATCACCTTCAACGTGTAAATTTGTAATTGGAGTTTCTGTATTAATACCTACTCTATCGCCCTTGGCTGCAAGACTTGTTACAGCGGAGTCTTGTCCCCCAGGATTCGATTTCAGTGTGATAAGGCATAACGCACTATCAACAATATGATTTGTTATATTAGGGCGACGGGCTTCAATTGGGCCGCCGCTCGATATGGAAAGATCTTCGTATGCTCCAACCCAAATACCTACATCGTTAAGTAATGTAAGTTTTCCTGTGCCTACTATTTGTTGATTACTATTTGAAGATTTTAACAAATAATTATCTGGAAATATTCCTGCAATTGCTGTTGCATTACTTGCTGTACCTGCAAATCGAATATCAGGAATGCTAGTGTTTAATGTTAAACCAATACTTATTCCACTCATTCCTTGATTAAGAACACTAGGAACCATTGAAAAAGATGTCGTGCTTAACATTCCTAATAATACATCGTTACTGTAAACAGAGGTAACTGTTTGTGTATTACCAAATACGTCATTAAAAGATTCTACAACAAAACCAGACCGCCCTTTAGTTTTTGGATATATTGGACCTGCAAGTGTGCTGTTTGCACCGTCAATAGTAAAATATAATTGACTTGTCTCACTATCGATCCAAAGATCGCCCTGTTTAAGACCGCCTGGTTGGCCTTGGCTTACAAATGCGGTTGAAATATTTTCAAAAATTCCATTTAACGTATATACTTTTAATCGACCGTCAGCTTTACTATACCATAGTTGTCCAGTAAGGGGAGCCCTAGGTTGATATATACTGGCAAAATTTTGCAATATATTAACTAAATTTGTGTTTAATGCTGTTCCGTAAGCATCTGTATTTTTGCCAATAAGTGTAAGGCTTGTAGTTTTAATATCGGTTGTACCGTCTACTAAATTAAGTAGTACTGTACCGTCTGCGTTTTTAATAGTATATGCCATAATCTTAAAACTTTATAAAATAATTTATATTAGCAGGGGTAAAATTAGCTGTTACCGTTACTGGAATTGCCGGCAATACAAATTCAGTTGCTGATCCTGTTCCAAATTGATCTCCTATAACATCGTATAGATTCTTATAAGACGATTTAAGAGCAAGTGACCCATCACAAACTAACCACCCGTCAGGTGTTGCAGTTCCTGCAAACGGTAAAATCATACCTGTTGCGACCATTGAGAATGATGTTGCAGTAGTTGAAAAATTGTCTGCGTATACTGTTCTAAAAGGTTTATTAGCTGAACCAATGTCCCAATTATGTGAACTAATTGGTTCAATGCCGATACCATTTGACCCGCCTTGGCCTATTGTTGTTTTTCCGGCTACTGTTAAATTATTGCCGACAAATACAGCATTTGTTACTGTAAGTGCTCCACTAATTTTAACACCGCCTGTTACAGATAATGCTTCAACATCTGCAGATGTAATTGAAGTTTTACCATCTATCCTTGCATCTCCGTTGACATCTAACGTTTTTGTAGGAGCATTGTTATTAATTCCTACTCGTTGTGTATTGCCATCAACTGAAACTATTTGTTTTAGTAAACCACTTTTAACAATAGACAAATGTATCTTTGCACCACTAGTCCTATTTGAAAGGACTGCATCATTTCCTTGTCTTTCTAGTAATACTGTCTGAGTTACTGCACCTATTCTTAATCCTGCATTACTTGAAATATTAATAAAACCCTGAATTGTTCTCGACGATTGGCCGGCAACATCATTTCTTAAAAAGTTATCAGCAGGTATTGGTTCAACTGTTTCAGAAACTTGAAGATTAAGTGCAGAATTAGATAATCCTATTAACTTTGCTTGAACTGTACCAAATGTTCGTGTGCTTACATTAAGACCTGGATATAAAGTAGAAAATCCTAAAATAGAAGGGTTAGGAGTAAATTGATCCTGTGACACTATAGTTATAGCATTATCATTTACGTAACTAATAACAACTGTATGATAAACAGCATTCTGTCCTAGATTATCTAAAATTTGTTCTACATATATGCCATTCTTTAAACCACTTGTAGTAGTCGGACCAATCAAAATCCATGTTGTGCCATTCCAAATTTTAACTTGGCCAGTAGAAGTAGCTACCCATACATCGCCTGTTTTTTTGAATTGAGGTTCTTCGCTTGTTTGATGTACGCCGTTGGCAGGAAACCAATTTGCGCCGTCGTACACTTTTAAAATTTTATTAGTCGGAAGGCCAGTATCGTACCATAATTGACCTTCAACTGGTGCCAGGGGAGGAGTTACATTTGCAAAACTTTCTAAAATATGTAAGAAATTTTCAGCAACTGATTGTCCGTAACCAGATGCATTTTTTCCTACTAAATTGATACTGGTATCGTGATTAATAGTGCTATCAGCTACTATGATAGGATCTTTTGTAGAGTTAGTATATGGTACTGAATACGACACTATTATGCTCCGCTAGATAAACTTTGCACCCTAATAGTGTAGTCTATCTGAATTAATCTATTAAGGGATTTTTGAACCGGGTGAAAAATAACATGGGTTAATAATAAACCTGTATTTGGTCCGTTTGAATTATAACTTTTAAGTCCTAACTCGTCAAAGACATATGCACCATCTTGATTGGTGGCGTTATCAAATGCAGATTGATCGTTAGGTTCTCCAAAATCTAGTAAACAACTTACTAGAACATCACTATAATTTGTGCCAGCAACGTGTCGAACTTCCATAAAATTTCTACTAGGATCGCTTGAATTAAAATTTCTTGCATCAACAATTTTATAATAAGTTTGGTTGTATAATGCCGCGGCACTACCTGTTACGTTTGGAGTAAGATAGGTGATAATTCCTGTAGGATCAATCCTACTACCGCCGTTTCCAAAAGCCATTTCTGCAATAACACCAGATTCTTGATTACTAACTCCACTAGCTAAAGCAATACTAAAATTTTCATAATGAATAGCATTACGTTTATCTACAAAAACTTCTTTAGTTTCTGGATTAAAGATCTTTATATGGCCCTGTAATCTTACATTGCCTTGCTCGTTAGGCGGCGTTTGCGGTTCAGTTTTAACTTGATTTTCTGAATTTTTATTATTTTCCATAGTGATATTTATCCGATTAAATTAGTATCATAAACTACCTGTGCATGGGAGCTGTTATTGAGGATTTTTGCCAAAGCGATATACTCTAGGTCGGGGATAAACTTGTCCAGACGTAGGTCTGTAAAGAGTATTAGATCTTGGATACATTAATCCATCAACTGGCCTTTCAAGTTTATATTTTAGATACAAATTAGGCGCACCTTGTAGATCAGAATTATCATTTGGATAATTTCCACTATCACCCATGCTGTTTGTTTCACCTGATTTTTGCAAATATGTTAACATATCAGTCTGATTAAATTTGGGATAAGTTTCTGCTACACAGGCAATTACTCCTGCCACTTGAGGACTAGCCATGCTGGTTCCACTTATTTTTGAATGGAATCGTTCAGTATCTCTAAAGTCCCAGGTTCCTCCCCAACTGTTAATATTGTTAACAGAACTTATAATAAATGTGCCTGGAGCAAATATATCAATGTTAGGACCACAGTTACTGAAATCAGCTTTATATTCAGCTGAAGTGCTGTCTGATGCACCGACAGTTATCATATATGAACCAGGGCTATGGCCTCGTCCATAATAATTTAAATATGTGCTACCGGCATATGTGAATAAAATATAGTCCCCATATGACGAATCTAAAGATGATCTTGTACCACGCATTCCATCATTTCCGGCAGCGCCTATTAGAATAATTCCTGCGGCAATACAATCATTAACATCTGCTTCAACACTGCTAACTAGGATTGGAAGTATGACTTGGTCGTCACCTGTATCAGGATCAACAGCAAGACCAAAACCTGCATCTATACAATTTTGCATCGTTGGATTATCAGTTGTAACTCCTCGATGAAAAAGTTTTTGAATATCTGATATGTTGATACCAATAGTATTCCCCCAACTACAATTAACTATTGTTGGATTTTTTAATCCTGTTTCAGGATTAATGGCTTTTTGTAAATGAAATTGTCTAATATAATCAAAATGGAAGTCACCAGTAGCATTAGCATTTGGGTTTGAAGCATAAGGATTTATGTTGTATATAGTAGCGTCCCTTGCCCATCCTTGAGTATTACCACACGCAGTTCCGGCTACATGCGCCCCGTGATTATTTTCTTCATTAGTTTTATTAAGTACATTAAAATAAGGCGTATATGTATACACGCCAGCGGCCGTTCCTCTAACTTCAGGAAGATATGTAAACCAATTAAATTGATTAACTCGACTTCCACCAGTTCCGTCCGAATTAACTGCATACTCTGGATGAGCTGGATCAAAATGACCGTCAGATATAATTACATCTACATTTTTTCCGCTCGAAGTTGTAGTTACTGTTCCTGACTTGTTAGGAGTATTATCAGATCCCCACCCTGTAATTTGTCCTGAACGAGTACATCTATATAGTCCCCAATTTCGGTGACCGTTGTTTATGGTATTACTTTTATCCCAATATGGGTTTGTTTGAGTAAAAAACGGTCTTGCTTCAATGCCTCTTTCGGCCATTGATAATTCAATTGCTAGTATCCTCGGATCTTTTTTTAATTCTTCTACTTCATCGGCTGTTAATTTATAATGAGTATTTCTACTAATCGGCCGGCGCTCAAAACAGTCTACTGCTCGCTCTGGCATAACTCCGTACATAGTTGTACGAAGTGTTTCCATATCTAGGTAAAACTCATCAAGGTCTTCATGTTTATGTAGAGTTATTACATATTCTCGTAAATTAGACATTTTTAAGCCTCAAGTTGTAATGTTGTTAATGTAACAGTAATAGCCGCTGTTGAACCACTTTGATTTGTTACTCGTAAATAGATTGTGCTGGCTGCAGGACTATCATCGTTAAATCCTATTGCTGCCGGAGTTATTAACTGAGTGGCAGCAGCCGTTGTAATAATTTCTGCAATTACTCCGCTACCAGGAAGAGGTTCAGTAAAGCTAGTACGACTTGCATCACTTGCTTGAGCGGCTAAACTTGAATATATTCTTACCCATGCTGCCGCACTCGTTTGAACTTTAAGTAATGCATATGATTTATATCCGTTAATTGTAAATGTTCCAGTTGCACTATTTGCTAACGATCCAGTAACTCCGGACAAAGTTTGTCTGCTGGTTAATCCAACTCCACCGCCGCCGGTACCAGGACTTCCTGTATACCCTACAGGTCCTAAACTACCCACAAATCCAAAACTGCCAGAGTAACCTTTACTACCAACAAATCCTTGACCAGTCGATCCGGCATATCCTTGACTACCAATATAGCCCCTACTGCCCATAAAACCGCCAGGACTGCCGGCAGCACCTTGACTACCTACATACGCCACTGCTGTACCTGCACTGCCGGTATAACCGCCGGGCGAACCAGGATCACCCTGTGGACCTGCACTACCAACGAAGCCGCCGCCCCTACTACCTGTATAACCGTTAGCTCCGCCCACTAAAGAATTGCCAAGGTAGTCGACGACATAATTTGCAACTACTGCGGAAAAATATCCAGTTCTCCAAAAAGTAGTTGTAGTACCTATATCAAACGCCAATGCAGCAGAAGGAATTATGCTTTGGCTTAACCCAGATAAATTTATTACACTACTGGCGCTGCCTGTATAACCTAGATTACCTTGAGTTCCCTGACTGCCTACATAGCCCATACCTGCAAATTCACCTGCCGGGCCTTGACTACCTGTATACGCTCTAGGTCCTTCACTTCCTACATAGCCGTCTCGTCCAATAAACCCTGGACTTCCTATATATCCAACAAGTCCCCGGCCTGCACTACCTGTATAACCGCCAGGAGAACCAGTGTCACCTTTTGGTCCTGTACTACCTGTATAACCTAAACCAGCTGATCCTACAAATCCTTGTAGTCCTGCACTTCCTTGGAATCCAAAAGATCCAGAAAATCCAGTTATATTTGCTTTGATAAAATCAAAGGAAACTACTTTTGATACTCCGTTTTCAGTGACAATAAAGAGGGAGTTACCTGTTATTGAAGTTGTTCTTGGTAGTTGTGAAATTGCGGCCATTTTTATAATCCTTTAATACTCTTTAATTTCTCGTCCGTCATCTAATAATAGAGCGGTTCCATCATCTAAACGTAAAACAGAATCGCCTCCATAAGAGAATCGATCGGGGGTAATAGCTTCTCGTTGTTTAATAAATGTAGCAGGTACAGTATTTTGATCAAATAAGGAAGCTGTAAAACTTGGAGGAACTATATCATACCAAGTTGTTGATCTACGTTGTACTACAGATATAGTTAAATGCGGATCAACTGGTTTTAACAAGCTGACTGTATACATAGTTCCAAATGTTTGTGTGCTGGTTGTAATTGTAAAATCCGGTTCTAAAATTGTATCATTTACACCCGAGTCAAACGATAAAGTCCCGTCATGTATTACACGGTAGTTACCAGTTTGCAACGGCTTTTCTAATTTTACTCCGCCAACAAATATTTCTATAGCATCGTGTGGTTTAACATCGTTAGCAAATATAAATTTATTATGAGTTAGAGTAAATGTGCTTATAACACTAGTATTAGTGAATGTTTGTGTGATAACAGATTCTGCAAATGGAATAGTTTGGGTCTTGCTTTGATCAACTACCCAAGTTCCGACTCCGTACTGTTCTTTTACTCCAGTGCCCAATGTTCCTCGACGCAATTTAGATAGGACATTTCCGTGTTTCTCTAAATATTCGATACGTTCTCCCGCAACAAATACTACACCGGGTGTTTTATATTCTAATGCAGGTGTTGGTAATATTGCTCCATTATGAACTTTAATTGTTGTAGATGTAGGTAACAATGCTTCAGTTAGGTATGTAGTTTCTGCAGAGCTCAATCTCTTATAATGTGTTCTGCCTAAAATATCTCTAAATATTTTATATCCAATTGTAAGGCTAGCCACTTGTTCAGTAAAACTAGTAATAATAACTTGATCGCCTTCGTTATAAGGAATATCTGGATCAATACGAATTGTTCTTAAATCTTCCATTATTTCAAAATCATATCCGCTAGTTAAAACTTTATCTCCAATAGATACCCAAACAAAGTTATCATTTACTACCACTCGAGTGAGTTTATAAATTCTTGAACTATTTGCTTCATACACTTCAGTTCTTATAAAACTGTTATCTTGATTAGTGAATGTAATAGCTCGAAGATATGTAACTCCGTCATAACCGGGTTCATTAAGAACATTGAATCTATTAGAGCCTGTAATATCAACTCTCTCCGAGATGGTAAGAACATTGCCTCTTATTACATAATCATAATCAACAATAGAAGTAATTGCTAACACATCGCCCAAATTAAAGAAGTTGTCTGCAAATTCAACTCTATTGTAGTATTGGTTAAGTTCATATTGGCCAATTGAGAGTTTTATTCCGTTCTTATAAACTTCAATAATTGTATTATCAAAAGAGTTAGCCGGATAAACTTTTCGAGTATTAATATCAAATTGTGTTTGAGATAAGTTTGTTATCTCATAATAAGTGGTATTGGGAGGAACAAGTCTTCTTCTGTTTAATTCTACAATAGAATTTGCAGAAGCAGGACCAAGCAGGCCTGGAGGTTGAGATAAGGCAACATCTCTATTATTATTATCTAAATTAAGCCAAACTTGTTCTTTAATCTCACTAAACTTTTTATCACCATTAAAGAATATAGCCGTAATTGTGTTAGGTTCACCTATACCTAATCCGTATACTGTAACTTTTGCTCTAGCACTGTTTTTAGCATCTGCTTTAGTTAACTCAAAATATTGCAATTGAGCATAGAACGTTCCTTGAGGGTATATTCTTACTCCATTAACACTTACAAATACACTCTTAACATCTCTAAATGCACAAGAACCTATAACCGCTCCCTCAGCTTCCCCTTCAACAACAGCTGAATCTTTGCTTAAGAAACCGGTGCCTCCAAATTCCATATAGGTAACTTCAAGTGTGCCTCCTACCGCTTTTTGCACGACAAACAAGGAATTGTCAAGGAAATTAATACTATAATCTACTCGAGGTTGTAATAATGTATGATTTAACGTAACAGTGACTGAATCATAATTTGGAGGTTTAATAGTTAACTGGATTGTAGTAGGTTGGCCAGCTACTACATCTTGAACTAGGGTATAGATCATTCCACTACCTGAAGATCGTCGTGTAAAGACATCTATAGCAAGAGAATCATGAACTTCACCAGGAATAGACTCTTCAGGAGCATGACTCCTATAAGGAGATATAAATTCGTCACCGTCAAGAATAACGTCAGTAGCAGTTGTGCCTGCCGCAGTGGCAAATCCACCAGCTAACGTTTTTATAAAATTGCCGCCATCAATAAGAGTGTCAAGGTCTTTATTAATTTCGCCCCTGTCAATCCATGTAGTACCAGACCATTCCCATTTGTGATTGTTGTCTGTGGTCATGTAACTATCGCCTATGCTACCTGAATACGAACTAGGAAGATTTGCCCTAGTTGGAATATATCCCGTAACTGAATAATTTAAGATATCCCAAGGAATTTCTCCCCATGGATCACCGTCCCATGGATAACTGTTATCAAACGCCTGTGTTGAAATTTCAGTTCCAGGATATTCTACTCCTTTCATTAATTGAGAAAATCCAGTAGTTATATCCTTACCTGGCATTCCTGGCAACGGATTATAATAGTCTTGTATCCTATCAAATGCTTGATAAATTTTAAGACTTTTTGGATATGTAATAGAAATTATATGTCCTAGATCCGGAGTATAATTAAGAATTAATCTTGTAAATTGTTTACTGTAACCGTTAACTTTTGATGAAAAATTCTCAAGTATATAGTTTGAAGATAACACAATAATACCGTTATCTTTTAACGTAATATTAGTCTTGTCATATAGCGCAGGCCACGATAAAACAAATTCGTTTTCATTTCCCACAACAGTAAATTGATCAGTTGCTAATTTTGATCCCACTTCTCTATTTGTTGATATTCTATCAAATTTTAGAGAAATAAGATTAGTTCTTATTTTTCCGTTAGACATGACCGCAGTAGCTTTGGCCGGAGTATAATCTGCGCCACCGCCACCTACAAATAGAATTGTAGGGTTAGTAATATATCCTTCTCCTGAATCTAAAATTTCAAAATCTAATATACTACCGCCACTTAATACTGCTCTTACAATTGCTGGCCTTGTAACAGTTTCACCTAATGCAGGAATTACTTGAACTTGAGGAGTTTCTGTATATCCCTTACCAGCATTGACAAGAATTATCCTATCTAAATGAAGTTTATAATTGTCAAACCAGCCTTTGTAAGGATATTGTTGAGCTTCAATATCAACAGCCGATAATGGTTTAAACTTACCTATTGTTTTATCGTATACGCCAGGAAGATCAAAATCAGTTGCAAAGGTTAGTGAAGGATCTGTCACTGAATAACTTAATTTGTAATTTCTTACTTTAGTATGGAATGGTTTAATTTCGTCGAGATAATTTTCATACCACTGAGAATCTTGAAATTTATAAATTGGTCGTTGATTCAACTCTCCAGCTATATTTTTAACATTAATAAAACTTGTTTTAAATGCCCAGTCAATAAATTTTTGTTCTGTTAGTGCGTACTTAACTCCTGCAAAAAAGAATTTATTCCAATAGACTTTTAAATTGTCTGTGAACAAATCATTCTTAAGAGCATATATAATTTTTTCTAACTCTACATCAGGAGTTTGATCAAAGAACGTATCATCATACGGTGATATTTGATCAAACCCTAACTGTGAATCAGATAACTTCCATATACTATCTTTAATCTTAATAGTTCCCTTTTCGCTGTACATTATATCAAAATTATTGTTATATGTACCTAACGTTCCTGGTTCAACTTTCTTAAGGATAATAAATCTGTTGGCACCGTTATTGTTAATTTTTATATACTCATTTGTCGCTACTTCAATTTCTGGTATTTGATATATCTGATCAAGAGTTGCACTAATCGCTTGATTAGGATTATAGTTTGGTGATACCCAATCTATATAATCCCAATACAATGTAGTATCGTAGCTTTGAGTTTGTATTTTTTCCCAGTCGCCGTTAATTAGCGCATACTTTGTCCATCGACCTTTTGAGTCAGAATCTGTTTGAACAATTAAAGTATACGGTCTTACTACTAAAACAGGAGGAGTATTATAGTTTTTCCCTGAATTTTTAATTATTACATTAATAATTGACCCTACACTATTAATTTCTGTATTAATAATAGCCCCGTTGGTATCATTGTCAATTGTAATATCTGGACCATGCCATAAAATTGGTTCACCGGCCTGATTATAAGCGATTGGATCTAGTTTACCGTAACCATGTCCTGAATTTATAATATTAACATTAGTAATTTTTCCATCAGTTAATACTGCTGTGAATTCAGCCTGAACTAATTCTTTAGTCGATATAGTTAATTTTTTTTCTAAATCTTCTACAATTAAATCATACGCTCGACTAGTGATCGGAGGAATTTCGTCTTTAAGATTAAGAGTAGATAAGTTATAAAAATCAGTAATTAAATTATTAACAAATATTGCATTTACATAACTGATAAGATTCCTTAATGCTTCTAATCTATCTTTAAACATAGATTGGCGTGGTCTAATTTGAATTCCGTATTTTTGTCTTTCTGTCAACGACGGATCAGGAACAACGTTTCCTAAACTATCTCGACCTAATAGACTATCAACAAATTTTTTCTCTAATAATGGATTAGGAAGACTATTAGCTGATCCTTCTTCTATTAACAACCAATCAGAGTGTTTATTTGAATCACTATTGTTTAATTGTATGTTCAATAATATTCTTTCGTTAACCAATGTTTCTTTAGTATTAACAACAGATAAAGAATTTGCAGAATGAACTTGTAGATATCTTAAACCGTAACCTTTTGGATCTTCTATATACCCGGCTACTTCGTTTGCAGAAATATTTCTACCTTGCCTGCTTGGTACTAAAATTGAATTTTTAACCCAAAAATAGTATTTGCTTATAAGTTGTCCAGATATAGGACTATAAATTTGTTCTTCAACGTACACAGAATCATCTAAATGCTTCGGAGTACCGCTTATACCTAGAGCAATGCCGGCAGTTGTATCTGCGCTTAATCCCCATTCGCTAGGAATAAAATCACTTTCTATCCATTCATATACATCAATAGATGCTCCTGGAAACAGACTTCCCCATAGGTTGCGCCTATAATCAATATTGCCCTGTTCATACAACATGTACTTAACAGCCGATAAGTCCCACCAAAGCTCGCCTACATGTTCTTTCCCCCAATAAGAAGTTATGTCAATATTAACTTTTGTATTGGTACCAGTATTGTAGACCGCAGGGTCAAACAAAGACTTATATCTTAATTCGTTTTCGGCAGGACTTGGAATAAATCCTTTGATAGGATCATATATTTCAAGATAATCTAATACTTGTTCGTTAAATGAATCAATTGTTTTAATAGATTTAATATTTCGAGTATCTACTAAATTAGACTGTTGTCTTATTAACTTCCACGTATTTGCTAATGGGTCAATTGCGTTCCATGCAAACACCTGGCCGCCACGTGTAGTACCTGTTGTTATATCTAACGGTGCTCCAACGTATACATAATTTCTTGTTACCGCAATATCTGCACCATAAAAACTTCCGGCATCAACTTGATAATCAAAAAGCTCAGTTGCATATATAAATTTATCATTGTACCTATTATAGACATACGCAGAGCCAGAGTCATTTATAACTGCACCAAAATTTGTTGACTCGGCATCAAAAGTAGTAGACCCATCGTCATAAGTTAGACCATAAAAATAATTTGGTCCTTGAGCAGATACAACTAAAATTTCGCCAGATTTATCTGTTTCAACTTTATGACCAAATTTAAGACCTCTAGTACTAGAAGGATTTTGTAGTAGTTGAGAGAACACAAATAAATTAAGACTAGTCGACCATTTATAGATTGCAACTTTTCCCTTTTCTACATTCTTATCATCGGCTAAATCAGCAGACACAATTAGCCAGTTACCGTCGTCTGTCATACTTACTGATGCACCAAATCTAGAATACAACGGAAATTTTCCGCCATGCGCTACATCAGAATGCAGTAAGGTTTGAATTAAGGTATAAGAATTTACAGTTGAGCTCTTTCTATAAACAAAGACTGCACCATTTCCATTATTATATTGAGGAGCAGATACTGCTATTCTTGTTCCTAAATTATTTCCAGAAATAACTTCACCAAATCTACTACCAGCAGAAACAATAGGAGGTGTTGGTAATTTTATTTGTGACGTTGCTGTAACGTTTGTATCAATTTTAACAGCACCTACTGCATCAAACAGACAGGTATTTTTATCAAAGGTAGTAAGATTATTATCAAAAGTTAATACATCAGGAACTGATTTAACTATTGCTAAATCATAGAAATAGACTGCGCCTGCATTATAAGATTTACCAGGAGCTCCTACAAATAATAATTTGTGTGTTGCTGTGTTTGTAACATATAAACTCTTACCAAATTCTAATCCATTCTCCGGCTCAGAACAAGATAATGTAAAATATCGAGTTTCTCCATTATTTGCTAAATTTACCGACGATATAACTACTAGTCCCTCTTTTTGGTATGAACTAGTAGGAGCGGTAGATAAAACAAACCGTGTATTTCCGGAAGTTTCTGACCTAATATAGGACGCATATGGAGCAGAAGCAATAATATACCCGTCAATAGGGTCATACTCTATTGCTGATCCAAATCCACCTTTTGGAGCAGGTGAAAGATTATTATTATAATATTGGTTAAGGAATCTGTTGACTCCATAATAGAATAGTTGGGTCAGCACTCCATTTACATTTGTATAAACAAATACTTTACCCGACCCATTTCCATCATCGTAATCAGGTGCACCAACAATTAATATATTAGAATTTTCTTCGGCCTTGACCACTTGTCCGTATCTAGCATAATCATAATCAATTACATTTGGAAGTCTACTTATAAAATAGTTGTTAGTTTTTTCATAAACTTCCCAATTACCAGATATATTATTATCAATCCAAACTTTTTTACCTTGTCTAAAGTCTGCAAGATATGTTGTATTGATAATATCGTCAAATGTTTCAAATCTAGATGATACAAACTTAAACAATAAACCAAATTGACTTACAAAATCAGGAATTGATCCGGTGTAGTCTACTACAAATTCGTCTAATCTATTAATTTCAGAGATAACATATGTTCTATCTAATGTATCTGAAAATCGAACAACTGCAACAACATCGCCCACTTTTAACCCGTGGTTTTTATCTGTTATAAAACTTATTTGTTCGCCGTCTCGGTAAGAATAAACTTGTTTAACTGCAATAGGTAATCTAGAATATCTATATATACCCCAGTCTTCGTTATCGTCAAACCCTACCCAAACAGTATCGCCAACTTTAATGTTAGAATTTACAGGACCCGATATAAGTTCTGATTTTGAAACTACTGTATAATCAACATCTTCTAATGTTGCATAACCAGCATAAGGTAATACTAACAATTCTTCATTTGTCGACGGCGGTACTGTGTCAAAGAGATTAAGAATATCAATTTCTGGGTTTTTAATTGTAAATTTATCTGGGGTGATATAATTTGTTGGATCGTAAGATATGTTAGGAGCTTTTTCAACAAATTTAACAATTTGAGAATTATCGACAAAATCTAGTTCGTTGAGAGGAAATTCAATTTCATCAAGAGCCGCAAATGCTCCAAACGTTCCTATTCTAAATGCCCATTCTTCGTTAAATTCAATATTTCCCTGTAAGTTATGAACACTTGCTCTTTCTAATTTTTTTAAAGCATTAAGGGTGCCTTTTTCTCTTATAAATCCTTGGAAGAATTTGTATTGTGCAATTGGATTTAAAAATATATTATCAAGATAAACTCTAGAACTATAACCTATAAGGTGCTGTGCTAATTGTTGTTGACCTATATCAAAATTATCAATATCAAGACTATAAAAATCTTCGAACTGATTAATTTTATATTCAAAATTAGGAATTAGTTGTGCTGTCGGTTTATTATCTAACTTATACCATTTAGAAAAATCAAACGTTTCTTCTCCTGCCGACGATCTAATTAGACTATAATATTTTCCTGCATATTCAACAACATCACCTGCTGTATAATCTGTATAGGGTCCCCAAGGTGTTATTTTAACATCATCATAAACAAAGCCAGGGCTAACAAAATTTCCGTTCCAATTTGCTGTTCTAAATCCGATAAGACGAATTCGACGCTGTCTATATCCTGTTGCGGTGTCATATATTACATCATTGAATCGACTTAAATTATTAAGAATAATTGCGTGTTCTTTTTGTACTAATCTTAATTTAGCGTAAAAAATACCTTCTAGTTCGTTGTCAGTAGAAATTGTACAAAATCCGTCTTCACGACTTAACGATATATCAGAGTACGGAAATGGTGCTCCATTTGCCTTATATATTGAATATTCGTAATAAGGATTAAACACATTATCAACAACTGCATTTTTTGTTGTTAATTTAATTTTGCTTGCAAAGGGGCTTAATGTTATTATATTGGCTTCGTTCCAGTTCTGCGTTGTCCAAAATAAAAATTCTTTAATGCTTAACTTCCAATCAAGTAGCTCGCCCAATTCTTTACTATATTCATCAAACACAAATCCTTTATTTGTAAGATAACGACTGTACCCTAATAAGAAATCTACAACTTCTTGCGGAGTTTGATACAATGTTCCGTATGGGATAGTAGTTTCAGTATCGTCGAATCCTGTTGATAGTTGTGCAGTAATTCCGCCTACTGTCGGCAAAGTTGATAACTTTTGAGAATTTAAGGTATCAAAGATAAGACCACTACTATGATTTGAAGACACCCTATAGAAGACATTATCGTTTAAAATTACTTGACCAATAGAGTAAAACGTATTTGGACTCCACACGGTATAATCTTCAGAAATAGCACCCACAGTGATATATGGGTCCACTTGTTGTCGAATAGGAGCATTAATTTTAAAATATGAATTGGTCTTATCATACCCTCTTACAATATAATTGCCTTGTACTTTTTGTACAATAACTCCGCTTATTTCAATTGTATCGATAGGGTTGCTTACATTAAAATGTATAGAATAATCTTCTGTAGGCAATAATATTCCAGGATTAATGCTGTTAGGATTAACAGAATCGATCACAACTTCTAATTTGTCTTTGCTAACAAATCCGCCAACTTTATTCATAAGATTAAATTCAGCATTTGTTAATTCTAATTTTAAATTTTTAATATAATTAGAATTTTTAATTAGCCCTGCTTCAATAACAATAACGCTATAACCGCTTGCAAATTGTTTTTGTCCATTTATTGTTTCATATGGAAGTATAACTTTAGAAGAATTGATAGGAAGGTTGTCATTGCTATACACCAATTTATCTACGGCATTTTTAACTATTCTACTTGTGTCAAACATCAAAGCAGTGTAAGTTGCCGGATTAGTAAGTGCAGAAATTATTTGTAGAGCAAAAGGCCAATAACTACTTCTCCTCCATGCAGTTTCAGCAGGACCCATGTCCCCAAATTTCCAATTATTAGTTATACCATCAACTGAACTATTAGCGTTTAAAATTCCCCAATTTCTAATTGGAATTGGATTACCGTAAGAGTCAACTGGCAAAATGTTAATTAAGTCCGGTCTTGCATAGTTAAGGTCAAACCCTTTCCTTGTACCTTGTGCAATTTTTCCTAATTTTAAATCTTCCCACAATTTTGTGTTGCCAGAAGTATATGGAGCAGGACCATATTCGGATTCCCACCATGCTGGTTTAACACTGAACCCTAACATTTCCCAAGGAGCAATGTGCGGACGATCAGTATCAAAATATAATTTGAATATTGCTCTCCAATTTCCAGGAAGATAATCGCCTGATGATAATTTTACTGAACTGTAATTATAGGTTTTAGGTTCGTTAACATCAAATGTTAGATTTTTTTCTATTTCGACTCCGAATGTTGATTTCCATTTAAGGAAATCTTGTAAAACTGGATTAATTACTTCTCTATAAGAAAATTTAGAATTTCTAAATACGCCGGGTAAAATTGCAGTGATATCAAAAATGTCAGCTCTGTATTCTGTTCCAATGTTATTGTAAACTCGTTTTTCGTATTCTAATAATATTTCGTCTCGATAATCACCAAACGCAATCGTAATACTGCCATCATGACCTTGAATAACAGTTTTAGGTCCGTTAATATAAGAATCATCTTCAAAGATAGCAGGCTCGTATGCAGGGTATAATCCTAATTTACTAGGAGTAGGAGGAACAAAATTACCATCAGTTGTAGGATAATCCTTAATAGTAATAACGTCTCCTCGGACAATAGGAACTAAAATTTCTACGTTAGCATCGTAAGAATCAAATTTATAATCTCGACCTCGTATCAATTGTGTTGTATTAAGATATACTAACAGGCCCCTAGAACTTAATATTGTCACACTTGCATCGGGCGGAAGAGCATATTTTGTCTTGCGAGAATCAGTAATCCTATAAGTTCGAATAACTGGACTTACTCCATATGGAACCATGTCACTACTATAATATGGGAATGTAGTAGTTTTGTTTTGATTTAAAATTCTTAATGCTTCATCTAGTGCATCAATGGGGGACAAATTATCATTTAAGTCGCTGATTGTTTTTATAAGATTAAATTTAAAAGTCTGATAATTTTCTCCCACAAGGCGCATTGCATTAATAACAGAATTATCATTGTCTGTAATAAAATGTTGGGCAAAACTTAACGGATTTATATTTGTAATAAGTTTTGTACCAAATCGAGTAATAAATGGTAAATCTTTAAGATTACTTACTCCAGGAAAATCTCCCTTAAACTCTGGGTCTCTAGATACCATAGAGCGTACATGGTCTGATAATTCAGTTAATGTAAATTCTGTAATATTTTTATTAGAAGGATTATTTGTTAAATTAAGTGGTGTGTCATATATTCCATTTACGTTTGGAATTTCGTAAGGTTCTACCGACAACCATATATTAGAAACTGTTGTGCCATTATCACTATTAATTTTAAAATATGTTTGAGCAGTTGAAATTGTAGCTGATTGATCTGCGTTTACTAATTGAATAGATCCTATTGCAAAATAATTCTTAAAAAGATAAGTGCCTTCAATACCTGTATTTCTATAAGCTAACGGAAATCCTAACACAGGATCAACGGGGCCGGTGCCTACTCCGTATCCAAATAACGCATTTCCTTTAAAATCAGTAGTATATTCACTACTACTATAGCTTATTCCGTTTTCGTCAAACAAATCAAATAATGGAGCTTGATTCCTTTTTGTTCTTTGTTGTCCTTTAACCCAAGTAATGCCGTTATAAAACCAAGAAGAACCGCCGTGTTCAATACCTTTCTTGATAAGAACAGATGTTCCAACAACAGGAATATCTGATTCTTGTGTTAAATTAATCTTAAACCTATCGCCAAATCTAGCAAAGTTAACTTTAAAAACTTTTCCGCGTATTGCAGGATCAGAATCTGCATTAAAAACAACTCTAAATCCTTCTTCTACTGTAATCTGATCAATATCGTATCCGTCTTCTTGTTCAATTGTTTTAAAGATGTTAGTTGTAAAAGTATCAATTAAATCAACGTTAGGAATTGCAGTAGTACCAAATTTATATAATTGCAAATCTGGAATAAATTCTACAATAGGTCTAGTTGCTCTATATTCGGCAGGATATATTACTAATTGATTATTTGCTTTAGCAACTTCTCTAATTACGTCCGAATGAAACCAACGATTGTATCGAGACCAAGGATTAAGATCTTTGCTAGCACGATTGATTGTAACATATTCAGGTACTAACGGAATATTTTTAAAATTATCAAACGGAAACTGATCAAAGTTTGTGCCGTCAAATCTAGAATTATAAGCATCGGCAGTCACATCAGGAGTATCTAAATCAGTAAATTTAATTAATTTTATTGCATTGCCTACACCTTCAACAATATATTCGTTGTCTTTGTATGTTTCAGGTATAACAGTTCCCGAAAATCGAACTTTAAGACCATCAATAAAAGTAACATTGTTACCTGAGGTATAGTGTTTTTTACCAACAATCTCATTTTCAATATCAATAAGAGTGCTGTCAATTGGGTCTTTAACAAAAATATTACCAGTTGATAGCTGGTCATCGTTACTGACATAAAATAAACGTTCAGGAGCAGACCAATCGACAGTAAAAATTATTTGACCGTCTTTAGTTCCATTATTAGTTAAAGGAACAGAATCATTACTACCTACACTATTTGTATATTTTATATAAAAATTATGTTGCGACTTAACATTAAAAACATAAGTGGCGCCTCTATACAACGTAAGAGTAGGAGAAGTTGTCTTTGCATCAAACAAGAATTGAATTTTATCGTCTGCATCAACAATATTAAATTCAGTTACTGGAGATAATGTTCTTCCTGCAATTTCTACTGCGGAAGGACCAGATGGAAGCCAATAGTATTCTCGAAAGTTAACAAACTTATCCCAATTAATTTTAGGATCATAAGAATAAAATTTAGGATTAAGAATTCTGTCAATATTAGAAGAATCAATTCCATTAACTTTTACTTGATTTAAAAGATCGTCAAGCGCAAATGCCTTTTTAATGCTACGAGTCAATGTCCTTACTACCAACGCTGGTTCTAATTGATATTTTTCTCGCAATGGATTTGACTCTTGCAGGTATTCATCACCAGTTCGATAACTAGGAGTATCTTTGCTACCTACATATGCATCTATTCTTGTAATTTCAGGCGGAGATATTAATTGGTCAAGCGTACTTGATAAAAATTTATTATTTTTTTCTGTTCTTAAAAAAGACGGTAAAAGATTAACTGATTTTCTAGAAGCCATTATTGTTGACCCCTTACGGTATTTGTAATGTTACCACTTGCTTTTAGTTGTGAAGTTGTCATAGAATCAATAATTTCAATATTAAAGGTGGTTGCACCGGATACAAAAATTTCATTACTTTTGCATTTAATTTCATATAAACTACCAAACGCATATTCTTGTTTAGGAACAATAATAAAATTAGTAATGTCCGGAGTCATTATATTCATTACATAGGTTGACAATTCACTAAAAAAGAAAGTTTGACCAAAATCCCAATTGTCTATACTAAAGAACTGGTCAATTGCTGTAAGAATTCGTGTTTTAAGATCATTGTCGCTATTGGATCTAGCAGGATTTTTTGTTGCCTTAAAAGTTGCTTGGAGTACTGCGGGTGCCTTATCGCCAAATAATATTTTGTATTTTGCAGGTTGGAACACTAATTCGTCACTAATACTTTTAAGAGGATTTAATAACAACGAATAAGAAGTGTCTAATCCCTGAGTTGTTGGAGGATATGGTTCTGTACCGTCTCCAGTATATAACCAATTTCTAAATTCAGTGTCGTAAGATTTAGTCAGTAAGTAGATATCCATTAAATTTGTTTTACCAGGATCTAATCTTCTGTCTTGAGATGCCTTGTGTATATAATGAAATTTAAGATCTGACCGTCCTGGTCTTGCGAAATAATCTGTCTGTAAAACGTAATCTAAAATTGATTCGTCCCAAATTTTAATAACATTAACCGCATCGTCATAGAAGTAAAATAACTGTCCGTCAGTTAACATTGATTGAGGAACATCATTTTCAGTGGGGCAAGAGAAAAACTGTGTAGGATCAGCTACCGTGTAACGAGTCCTACCAGTATTCCATTTAAAAAATACAAAATTACTTTTAAATCCTGTAACAGAATCAAAATAATCGGGATTAACAATGTCTACAAATGAGTCAGGATTATCAATTTGGCCGTCCTCGTCAATGTCATAAAAACTTATTTTTACTTTCCTAGGCTCTTGATATCCGTCAAGTTCTATTACTGGTGCATCAACTTGCCAAGGTTGATCGACTTTTAAACTTTCTCCAGTTGATACTAGTGGTGATCGATTGATACCTAACACTGTAATACTATCTTTTATTATAGTATCATTAATATAATCATAATTTATTTTTTGATTATCGACAAAGAAAGAAGTATTATTAAGACTTTCAAATATATATTCAATTACCCTATATGTAACTTTATAGTTTATTCCTGTCCATACAAAAGATACCATCCAACTTGCGTCTTTATTTGTATCAGTAGTATCCTTTTGATTTATTAAACTAAAAGGAGATGTAAGATCAATGTTAGAATCTGAAACAATATACCAAGATTTTGTATCTTGGTCCAAACTTATGCCAAAATTTCTTTTTGTTAAACTTATGTTGACTAATTGAGCTTGTAATGCTTCTGAAGGAATATTAATAAATTTAGTAATAACTTCAACTGGAATAGCTCCAGTAGGAAGAGATGTGCTCAATGTAACAGGACCACTACCGTTAAGCAGTGTACCTTTACCTTCATTATATCCGTCGCCTACAATAGAAATTACTTTTGCCCATTTGTATAAACTTGTTGTACCGTCTGACGTAAATGTAAGTTTACCGTTCGGTAAAAAATATTGTTGATAAAGAGTAGAGTCGTTAGTGAGTAACGGATTAATTTTTCTAGGGGCAATAAATTTTACAAGAGCACCCGTAGTTACATACTTAAGATTATTAGATGAAAAGTCTCCGGCAGGAGTAGGCAATCCATCTAAATTAAAATAACCGGTAACTTGATTAGTATTTTTTGTAGCCTGTGTCCAGTTTACACTATAATTTTCAAAATTAGGACGGAGATAATATTCGTAATAGAAATTTCGAAACTCTTTTAAATTAAACACTGATACGAGATTATTTTTAATAGCAAATTTAATCTCATTTCTTGTACTAATTTTATATTCAAAATTATATTCTTTAACTTCTTTATAAAGAATACCGTCATCACCGTAGATGTTTACACTACTATATTTTCCCGATACATCAGTAAGTTCATAATATCTTGAAACTCCACTAGATATTCTATTAACCGTCTTAACTTTTAATATATCCGTACCAACTGTAAGAGGTACAATATTATAATCTTCTGCTGTTACCATTCTATTTTGACTATAAAATGCTTGAGGAGCTTTTGTTTTAATTTGTACGTTAGTTTCGGCCGGTGAGCTATTTCCTACATTGTATTGTAACGATGCTATAAAAGAAATTGTGTGTGCTTGGCCTTGACTGTTGACGTACGGAATGCTAAAACTAATATTCTGCATTTGCGATGCTTTAATCAAATAAGAAATACCAGTACTTTGTCTATACCACAGTTTAAATTGTCCTTTAGGTAAATTTCCAAAACTACCGTCAGTAAAATTTAAATCAATTTGATCATCTTCTCTTGTGATAACTGAATATAAATTCCTTTCGTCTGTCGACAAGCTGTTGTATATAACATTGTTTCCTGATACTGACGAAACTTTCTTCCAAGGATTAGCAGGATAAGTACCGTCTTGATTAAGTTGCCATAGCCAAACATCAGTTTCGTTAATATTAGGAGCATCAATACCTATAATTTCGTTTGGTACAGGATTGTCAAGATTAAAATCAGAAACATTTAACGTACCTTGCTTAAACTGGACAAAAAATCCAGAGTTAGCTGAGTTGGTTCCTTTGTTATCGTTCCTATATAAAATTCCAAAAGGGCTTCTTGGCTTTGGAACATCTTCGTAAATTGTGGTATCAAAACTAGATGATACAATTTCAAATGTAAAATTGCTTCCGTTAATACTTTTATTAAAAGAAAATACAGCAACACTATCATTATTACTAGAAATGGTATATTTTTCTGTAGATATACCATCAACTGTTGCCTTGGCAGCAGGTTTTCCAAAACTCATAGTCGAAGGCATTGCCGAATTAAGAATAGTTATAAACTGTTCAAACCAATTTGGATTAGTTGGGTCGTTCCATGATATCGGTACGTTGGACAAATTAAGACCGCTACTGTCGAATACAGTGTCAGTGCCCTGAATTGACACAATCTTTAATAATCCTGTTGCAGGATAATTTCTTTTAGCATTATAATTAATTAATCTTGCTAATCGTAAAACACTTTCACGTCGTTCTGCAGTTTCTAAAAAATTTTCACGAGCATTTAAATCTACACGAAAACTTAAATTCTGTCCTAGAAACGCAATAAGATCAATTAGAGCAATATACTCGCTAGAATCGATGTAATCATTAAAATCTTCTGGGTAATTTTCTCGCAGGTACGATATCATTGTCCTACGAAGCGTTTCGAAATCGTAGCTTTTAAAGTCTGCGTTTTTATAAGATTGGTATATTTTTTTCCAATCTTCGGCTACAAGAAGCTGATTAGTTGTTGATGGTATCATATAATTTGTTTTTCCGATACCAATATTTATTTAATTAAAAATATTGGGTTTTTATTGTGCTATTAAACCTAGTTCTCTATCAAATGTTAAACTCATTTTTTCAATTTGATTAGTAGAAAGAACTGCTAGAGTAATCTCAACAAGTATGCCGTAATCTTTATCAACTAGTTCTAGTTTTACCGGACTTATTCTAGGGTCGCTTGTAATTACAGAAACAAGATCGTCTTTGATTTCATCCCTTAACTGATCAGTAAGGGGGTCGTAAATTAGATGCCAAATAATTGTACCAAAATTGGGATTCATTACACGCTCGCCCCTAGCTGTTGAAAGGCGATTAATTAAATCTTGTCTTATTAATTCATAGTCAAAAAGAGATACCGATGCGGTATCATTAACCGTACTAAAGCCTTTATAAAATTGACTTTCTTTTACTCCGTCGTTATTGGTATATTTTGGAGGTTTAATAACAAGATTCTTGTATGACATAGTGTATTTATTGACCTAATTGTATATGATCTGGGTCCCATGGATACGGAATGCGTAGACCGTATTTTGCCAATAGTCCCAACGACTGTAGTGTAGAAGCTTGGGGAGTGTCTACTGCAATGCCCTTTGTATGAGGACTTACTCCTCCCGGTTTTACTGGAGTTGTAATTCCGCCAGCTTTTGGTACTCCAGGATCGCCCGGGCCTAGTGCTCCTTTTGGCCGGCCGCCGGCCGCTAACCATCTATTATATAAATCCGTTTCTTCGGCGCTTGATCGATATGAACTGCTAATAATAATAGATTTGTTTGTTTTTATTTTATATTCGTTAGCCATTGCTCGCATGGCATTTTTCATTGGCGTAGATAATTGTTCAAAGTGTGCCTTATCGCCTGTTCTAGCAGTAAATGTTAATCCTTCATCTGACGTAGATGTTGGGACATCTGCAAAACTTCCTACAACTTTAATTTCAACTCTTCTATTTTTTGCTCTGCCTTCGGGATTATCTTTACCGTTTATTTCATTTGCGGCAACTGGTTCTGTTGCACCTTTGCCCCTAGTAATAATTGAACTCGAATCGAGCCCCTGTGATACCAAGAAAGTTTTTGCTGAGCCAGCTCTCCTTTGAGACAGGTCTAGATTATAACTTGGAGTACCTTTACTGTCAGTGTGACCTATTACTGTAATAGTGTGCGGGCCAGAAGATGCTTTAATTTTATCAGCAAAGGCTTTAAGTGCCGCTTCACCTGCTGGTAATAAAACTGCTTTGTCAAACTCAAACCATGCATCTGTAAAATATGTCATTACTACAGGTGCCGAAGAAACCGGTGAATCTCCAGAGGCTGGCGGATTCACCGTTCCATCAGATGTTATAAACGATGCATTAGCACCAGGATTATATGAATCATGTGCCGCCCAAGGCTCGTGCATAGGTACCCGAGACATAATACTATCAAGTGTTCCGTCCTGATATCTTGCAGGCCATCCTGCACTAACACTAGTCTTTGGAACCGGAACTGTATTAAGTTTGGTAGTAGAGCCTGACGCCTTTGTTGCAGTTGCGGCTTGATCGCCGACTACTTTAAGTCGTACTTTTGGTCCTGCTTTAACATCACCACCGACTGCAATAAGGCTTAAATCTCCTCCAGACGACATAAGGTTGAGTTTTTCGTAAGACCTAAAATTCATAGTTTTAGCAGATGTAAGATTTAAAGCATGGATAGATAACATTTCTAAATCACCTTCTGCTCTTACTCTTACATCACCGCTTGTAAGTAAATGAAAATTAGCATCAGAGTTAATGATGGTATCTGCGGCCGATTTCATACAAATATTTTGGCCTGCTTCGAGATTAATATTTCTATCTGCTTTAAAATTAAAATCACCTTCACTATGGATACTTACTGAATCCTGTGCATAGATATCTATCTTCCCAGACGCGGTCATTTCAAGCCACGCCGAGCCTTCAGCATTAGCAATATATACAACTCCAATTGAATCATTCAATAAAATTTGATGCCCCGACGAAGATCGTAATCTAACCAATTGGTTGTTTCCTAAAATATCGCCATCATCCATTACAAAAGTGTGACCTGAACGTCTGCTTACAGGAATTGTATATCTTTCATTGCTTAATGATCCTGAACTAATAGTTCGACGGGGGCCGGTTAAATCAACTGGCCCCGGAGTGCTTATTCCAAAAACTCTGCTAGGAATTTCTCTCCTAGCAGTGCTAGATGTTGCGCCACGGTTAGTGTCTGCAAGTAGGCCCTGTCTTAATAGACGTTCGGCAAAAGGATGGACAGGTTTTGGGATACCGTTGGGATTAAACGCACCGTCAAAATTTCTTGTTAAAAATTCTGCAACAGGAGTAGGAACGCCGTCATATTTTTCTTTTTCTCCCGGGCCCCAAGCAATTTCAGCAGGTGTTGATGGAGTAGCAATACCAGGAACCATATGATTTTGAAATCTATCTTGGACGCTACCAAACCAATAACCTTGATTTGAATCGCTTTCGACAAATGTACACAGTACCCTACAACCAATATCAGGAGGAATAAACCACATTCCGTAAGACTTCTGAACATCATTAAAATTAGAAGGGTTGTTACCTTCAAACTGTGCAGAAGTTGCACCGTAAAAAGGATTAAGATAACGCACTGTAATACTTTTTGATTTAAGTTCTGTAGTAGCCCATGCTCCTAATTCGAGTACAACTTCTAGATCTCCCATGTATGTAGGATCAATATGATTTGTAACCCGTCCTATATAAGGTCCAGGATGTGGTAATTTAAAACCAGTTCTTTTATTAATTGTCATAATTATTCTGTTGGTGGGGAAGGAGCGTCAACGTCAACTAGGCCAACTGTCGATGCTGAACTTCCTGCTACTGGAGGTTTAGCACTATCGTACGGTTGTCCCGGAATTCTTACAAGATGCAATCTTTGAGTAAACATTCCGTCTACAAATTTGTTCTGTACTTTAATTACCCTAAAACAACCACTAAACGAAACCGCACCTTCATCAAATTTTGTAGCTTTGCCTGTGGATTGATTAATATCTGACGGGTTTTTAAATTCTAAAACTACAACAACATCATGAGTTTGATAAGGAGCTTCACCATCGGTTGTTATTCCGCCGTCAAGTAATACGGGTCTGTAATTTCCAATTCCTCCGGTTACTAGATAATAAGGATCTCCTATTATTTCTACTTCACACTTTATCATATCAGTATTGTCAAGAATAGCCTGATGCATGGCACCCACCAATACATCGTAAGAATAATAATCTCTTTGGCCAGCATTTGAACCGTGTTTAACAATGTTACTTAATTTAGAATCAGCTCGTCTTGGAGTTTCTGGAATAAACGTGTTCAGTGCTACATCGGGGTCTGTAGAGTTAAGACCCTTGTTTACTGAATTTTGTTTTTTATTTGAATCAGTGTATATAGGTATAGTTTTATTACCTAAATTTTGTGCGTATGATTGGTAGAAAAGATGATTTAAAGTAATATTAAATTTAATAATATCAACATTTTCTCCTGTATACAAATAACTGTATTTTCTTTTAACATATTTGTCTACAAAATTTTGCATTTCTGCTTTTGAAATAAATTTTTGAAATAATGGTATTCTTGTAAAATGCATTTTATAAGGTATTACTAGATATCTATAACGGTACACTGGACGCCTTGTATGCGGATTCCATTGACCGTCGACATATTCAACTTCAATAGCTACATGAACAAACTCAACCATTCCGTTTTTAATAACTTTCTCTGGAGGTTCGGAAAATATTCTTTTGCCCCAGGCACTATCTCGGACAATAGAAGCAATAATATCATGTACCTTTGCTCCTTTTGTAAACTGCATCATTGTTTTAGATATTTCAAATTTTGGTTGTTTGTTTGCGTTGAGTGCTGGATTAAAAGTAAATTTTGGAACATTACCCGAAGAATACATTTCAGATAATATTGGCCCAGGAGGGGGCATTGAATATAAACCTCCAGAATTTAATAATTCAGTAACAGGTGAATCTCGTAAAGCTGTATTAACTTGATCATATACTAGTTTATCTCCTACTAGACTAGGAAACACAATTTCATATCTGTCGTAATTGTTAGTCGATTGACCAGTTTCTTTTTTTAGTGCTTCTAGTTCTGATTGTTCTAAAGAACTCATTAAATTTTGTAGAATAGTTCCTACAGTAGTACCACTTATTTGTATAGGTGTCTTTAGATCGTTACTATCTCCATAACCTGTTTCGTTGTGAGCTATAGCTTGGACTCTATATTTTGTTCCTGCTTCTGTAACATCAATATCTATTTTTGTAAGATTAAGAACAAAATATCTATTTCCGTTATCTACCGTCATGGGTCTAGTAGACGGGCCGGGTTCTTTGTCAGAATATCCAAGAAATTCAACTTTAAGAACAAATGGTGCTCCCATATAAGATTTATGACCAGCTGCAATGGCGGCTACCTGTATTGCTTCTAAAAATCCAGAGACGCTTAAGGGCTCGTGAACTTCAAAACTAATTTTAGTAGCCATTGCAAGATTGGTTGTTTTACTAAAAGCCATTAACGTTTCAATTTCAACATTGTTTAAGTACAGGTCAAATCTACCGGGACTTAATTCATTAAAATCTTCAACTAATTTAGAAGCCTTTGTTAACTCCGTAGTTATAGCAAAGGGATTAGTGTCAGGTTTGTTTGAGCCTTTACCTGCAGATTTAGCAACAACAAACTTTTCAGTTGATTGTCTTATAGATTTGGGATTTTTTAGTGCGCTTTCTTGTACCGCTGCCAAGGTAAACAAATAGTTAAAAGTCCTAAACTCGTGTAATGGATTTCTGTCTCCTTTCCAGGCATACGGCGGAATTCCAACGTCAGCCTGTTTAACTGCAGAATTGTTTTGATTTCCTATTTTTTCTGCGTTGTTTTCAGTTTTTCTATTAACATCGCCGCTTGTTGTTCCGTTATTTGAGCTAACATTAAAACTATCATTGGATTTTTGTCCGTTAGTACTACCTGTAGCTACGTTTACGGATGCAGTTTTTCGAGTAACTGTGCCCATTTTATAAACCTAACGAACGTTGAAGTGTTTCCATAAGAGGTATTCTTATTTTTTGACCTGCAAACATGTCAAATACTGGATCTTTAATAACATCTTTATTTCTTACAGCAAACACCCACCATAAATTAACATCGTCATATAAGTCAAATGCCAATAAATCAGGCCTATATTCATATTGAGGAAGAATTTCATATTCAACATCTTCTGAAAGAGCAGGTATGTTTCTCATAGTCATAATATCAAGGTACGACCCGTTAAATGGAGTTTGATAGTAAGGGCTAGTATTTTTAAAAGACATTATAGGAATCCTTGAGTTTTACTTGACTTTGATTTAGTTGAATCTAATCCTGCCATATAATCATCAACGTGCGCTAGATTAAGCAATTCTGCTCTACTATACATAGGTAATAGATTAATAGTTATAGTAGACAACGTTGGCACCATTGTTCCGGAGACAGGTTTATCTTTATCTAATCTATCTTGATTTATGTCTGCGGCATAATAATCTACGCCATCGGGTAGGTCAACTCTTACAGATTGTACTACAACTGGGACATTGTTATATTGCAGTTCTCCGTAAGCAAAAAATCTACATACTGGCGGTGGAAGGCCTTTATTAGTATCTTTACCAAAACGCATTTTGGTAAGAGCACGGAGAGAGTGTACAGTTTGTAACCACGTAACTGCATCCAGTTTATTTTGAACTGCAAATTTTCCACTCACACTTATTGGGCCTACAGAGCTGTGTTTATAAAAATGCAAAGAATAGTTAGAATGAGTAGGATTTAATGTTGAGTAGTTTGCACTCCATTCCTGTGTAATTACTGGAGTAAAAGGAAAAGTAATACCTTTTTTAAACGGATAGGGCGAGCCTGCCGGCCATTGAAAATCTTGACTGAACATATAGTTCACCGGAACTACCAATCGTGTCCTAAAATCTTTTTCTTCTTGATATAGCACATCAAAACTAGGTAGCGGTTGCTTTCCTCCCTTTTCAAGTTTTCCTAACCTTGTAAGGCCTATTTTGTCAGAAAGGGTGCCAACCGCCTTTGCTAATCTGCCTAGTTGGGTTTTTTGTAAAAGATCTTTACCTACTGCTTCGAGAAAGTTTTTTGGTTTTGTTTTGTCAAATTCGTCATTTAGCATTCTTAAACGCTCCTAGTATTATATTTACCCAATAAATAATAGCTATAGTTAACTATTTCGGTTGACAAACTTTTTCCGTTCCACTACACTAGCTAAAAGGAGGTCGCATCAAGATGACCATAACAACATCCCTGACTACAGGGCGTAAAGTAAAATATCTCAATAACAGAGATTTATTAGCAGAAATACATAAAAGCAAATGTTCATTTAGTAGTTTTACCAAGCCAGAATATAGTCAACATGATATTATTTTGCCAAGTATAGATAAAATTAATATAAGAACAATAGCAGAAGCAAAAAGAAACAAGGCAAAACGACTAGGATTAGAAGCATTTGTTGCAGCCAGATTATCGGGTGATAAAAAAATTAAATTACTCGAAGTGACTCCGGATTACAAAACTATAGCTAAAACAGATATTGTAATTCGAATAATGACATTTGATCATATTCCGCTTGCTCCAGGACGAAAGAAAACTGTTAAAAGCACAGCCGACGGGCATGATAGAGTAAATTTTCCTCCTTTCCAACATTTTAAATTTGACGAGACCGACAATTTAATATGTATAGGTAAAAGTCACTGGAAAGGAACTGTTGAAAAGGGACATTTTAGTAAGGATCATGGAAGAATTACTGAAAATTTAGGTAAAATGTATATTAAATTAAGTGAAAGATATGCACAACGTAGTAACTGGCGCGGCTATACCTATGTCGAAGAAATGCGGGGGCAGGCCGTATTACAGTTAAGTCAAATTGGGCTTCAATTTGACGAATCCAAGTCAGAAAATCCCTTTGCCTACTATACTGCGGCAGTCACAAATAGCTTCACTCGTGTGTTAAATTTGGAAAAAAAGAACCAAAATATTCGTGATGACTTATTAGAAATTGCTGGATTAACTCCTAGTTTGACTAGACAAACCCAAGCAGAATTTGCTGAAGAAACTGCAAGGCAGGCCGAGCTGTATAAGAACGTTCGATTACCTAAATCTGAAGAAACTAGTATAGAAGATGAAGAGGAAGAAGCTTGACTTTTACTCCTACAGTTTGTTATATTATACGTAGGAGAATAATAATCGATGCCTTTGTTTAAAAAAGTTGCTTGTTTTACAGATATACATTTTGGATTAAAATCAAATAGCGTTACTCACAATCAAGATTGTGAAGAATTTGTTGACTGGTTTATTTTAGAAGCTAAAAAAGAAGGGTGTGATACCTGTATCTTTTTAGGAGATTGGCATCACAATCGTAATTCGATTAACCTAATTACGTTAGATACCAGTCTACGATGTTTAGAAAAACTAGGAGCGGCTTTTGAGCAGTTCTTTTGGTTTCCGGGCAATCACGATCTATTTTATAAAGACAAGCGTGACATTCATTCTAGTGCCTTTGGTCGGCACATTCCAGGAGTTACCGTCGTAGACGGTATTACAACTCTTGATGGTGTCACCCTAGTTCCGTGGTTAGTAGGTGATGAGTGGAAAACCATGAAAGAGATCCAAAGCAAATATGTGTTCGGTCACTTTGAACTTCCTAGTTTCTACATGAACGCCATGGTACAAATGCCGGATCACGGCGAGCTACAACGAGCAGATCTTACAAAACCAGAGTATGTATTCAGCGGACATTTCCACAAGCGTCAACATAATGGAAATATTGTATATATAGGAAATGCGTTTCCACACAACTATGCAGACACGTGGGATGACGATCGCGGCATGATGATATTAGAGTGGGGCGGCAAGCCTGAATACAAATCATGGCCGGACGCTCCAAAATATAGAACAATAGCTTTAAGTAAATTGATCGACGGAAAAGATCAAATTATGAAAAGTAAGATGTATCTTAAAGTGCATCTTGATATTGACATTACCTACGAAGAAGCAAACTTTGTTAAAGAAACTTATATGCAGGAACATGATATTCGAGATATAAGTTTAATACAAGAAAAAAACAATATTGAATTGACTACAGACGACAATCCTGATAGTACTTTTGAAAGTGTTGATCAAATTGTTACAGAGCAAATACTTAATATCGAATCTGATAGTATTAATGCAACCACCTTATTAGAAATTTATAACAATCTATAATGTTTAAAGTAAAAAATATTACGGTAAAAAACTTTTTATCTGTCGGAAATCAAACTCAAGCCGTAGACTTTGATAAAGAACAACTTACACTTGTACTAGGTGAAAACCTAGATCTAGGCGGAGATGACAGCGGAAGTCGTAACGGTACTGGCAAAACTACTATTGTAAATGCTCTGTCTTATGCACTATATGGACAGGCGTTAACTAACATTAAAAAAGAAAACTTAATTAATAAAACTAACGGGAAGCACATGTTAGTCACAGTTGAGTTTGAGAATAACGGAAGTCTTTATAGAATTGAGCGGGGACGAAAACCCAATGTAATGCGGCTATTTGTCAATGACACTGAACAAAAATCTGCAAACGACGATGACGAGAGTCAAGGAGATAGTCGAGAAACGCAAAAGGTAATTGAAACAATGCTTGAGATGTCTCATACTATGTTCAAACATCTTGTTGCGTTGAATACGTATACTGAACCATTTTTAAGTATGCGAGCCGCTGATCAAAGAGAAGTAATCGAACAATTGTTAGGCATTACTATATTAAGTGAAAAAGCTGAAAAATTAAAAGTCGAAGTTAAAGAAACTAAAGATAACATACAAGTAGAAACATTTAAAATTGAAAGTATTAAAACAGCCAATGAAAATATTCAAAAGAGCATCAACAGTTTAGAAATTAAAAGTTCTGCATGGAATAATAAGAAAGAAGCAGATATTACTAAAATGCTTAATGCAATTTTAGCATTACAGAATGTTGATATTGCAACTGAATTACAATTACATATTGATTTGAAAGCATGGTTAGAGCATTCTAATAAAGTTCGAGAACTTAATAAACAGAAATCAACTCTTGAAAGTGCATTAATACAGGCAGAAAAGTCTCTTAAAAAATACGAAAAAGAATTAGAAAGTCTTTCAGACAAAAAATGTCACGCTTGCGAGCAAGAATTGCACGATCATAAACATGAAGAAATGACTGCTGTTGCAACTGCTAATCTAACAGATGCACAAAAATATTTTGACAAGGTTGCAGGAGACTGCGAAAAAATCATAGAAGAGATAGGAACCGGGGACTTGCCAACTAGACCGGAACCTTATTATGAAACAGAGGCAGAAGCATTAGGACATCAAAATAATCTTACAAATTTAGAAAATACGCTTGAAGAAAAGATTTCTGAAATTAATCCGTATGATGAACAAATTGAAGAATTAAGAAATAGTGCTATTCAAGCAATTGACTGGACTCAGGTTAACACTCTTGTAAAACTTAAAGACCATCAAGAGTTTCTTCTTAAACTATTAACTAACAAAGATTCATTTGTTCGTAAAAAAATTATCGATCAAAATCTTTCATATCTTAATAAACGATTAGGATATTATATTGATAAACTAGGATTACCACATCAGGTAAAATTCCTTAATGACCTTAACGTTGAAATTACCCAACTAGGACAAGATTTAGATTTTGATAATTTGTCACGCGGTGAACGAAATAGACTTATTTTAAGTTTAAGTTTTGCGTTTAGAGATGTTTGGGAAAACTTATATCAACATATTAATTTATTGTTCATAGACGAGCTTATCGATGCAGGTATGGATGCCGCAGGGGTAGAAGCTGGGTTAGCCGTATTGAAAAAAATGGGCAGAGAAAGAAATAAAAATATATATCTTATTTCTCACAAAGATGAATTAATTGGACGAGTTAATAATGTATTAAGGGTAACAAAAGAAAATGGGTTTACTAGTTACTCAAATGATGTGGACTACATCGAGGCGTAAGGATAAATGTCAGAGTTAGAGAAGTATAGAGAACTCTACAATCAATTTGTGAGCTTATTAGTTGAGTTACATAATTTGAGTGTATCGTTTAATGTTGCACCGACTGAACGAGATGGATTTAAAGTTCGTAAAGTGTATCGTTCTATACGAGTAATAGAAAAAAAGTTATGGAGATCCTCGAAGTTAGTTTCTAAAGAACATCGCGTGTTAACTAGACTTAAAACACAACAAGAAAAACAGCGTAAAGCTGAAGAAAGAAAATTAAACCCTAAAAAACCAGGGCCAAAACCAAAGAAGGAAAAACAAAATGACAACAACAGTTGAACAGATTAAAGCAGAATTTGAAGCATTCCTAGCAGAAGATGCAAAGTTTTCAGCAGGTAACAGCGCCGCAGGAACTCGTGCTCGTAAGGCGTTAGGTGAAGTTGGCAAATTAGTTAAGGCACGCCGCAACGAAATTACTGCTGAGAAAAATGCTCGCAAGGAAGCCAAGACGGCAAAGTAACCAATGACTTGGTACTATAAAGGTTCTATAGTTACAGAATTACCTGAAGATTGCGTGGGATTTGTATATCTTATCTCATGTAATACTTCTGGCAGGCTTTATGTTGGCAAAAAATTAGCGAAGTTTAGTAAAACGACCTACAAGACTGTAAAGTTAAAGAACGGCACCAAGAAGAAAAAGAAGATCAGAAGCAAAATAGAAAGCGACTGGCAAGATTATTATGGCTCAAATATAGAACTTAACAAAGACGTTGAGTTATACGGCAAAGAAAACTTCACAAGAGAAATATTACACTACTGTAAAAGTAAAGCAGAAACATCTTACATTGAGGCCCGTGAACAATTCGACCGCAAAGTATTAGAATCAAATGAATATTATAACGGACAGATATCTGTTCGTGTACATGGCTCACATATAATTAAAAAATCTTAAGGCTCATTATACGGTATTAAGCTCGCACCTGCTAATTTCTGGTGCCCTAAACCTGGATCTCGGATCACAGGGATGGAAATCTCTCGCCGTTAAGAGTACTCAACTACTACCCGAAAGGATGAAGATTGCTAATAAAACCTGCGATTTAGTTGTTTGAAGATAGATGAATAGGTAAAATGAGGGGATAGAGACACCCCACGTAAGTAAGTATGTTAGCGTATATTTGCTTACCGCCGCTGGAATAAGACTGAGCTCGTGGTACCGGCCAACCGCCACTGTAATGCTCTAACGCTAGGTGACACATGTTCGACTCGGATAATGTTGTTTTACTTTGCCCTCTCTGGGCAAAGTGTGACTGAACGATCTGGATAATATTAAAATGCTTCGCATTAATCATAATAAAAAATTGCTTCGAGCGTAAGCGATGAAGCAAGTGAGCTACTGCTCACTATAAATACAACACAATTTTAGGAACTATCATGAGATATAACGATGTTTTAAATGAAGAACAACTTGATGAGTTAGGTATCTTTAAAGACATTAAGGCAGGCTTTAAAGGTGCTATGGACAACGGAGTTCGAGGTGCAGTAAGTGGTTTTAAAGCTAGTCAATCTAGTAGGCAAGGTGAAGAACATTCGTCTAAAATTGTTGCAAATCTCAAAGCTGAATACATGAAGACTGTAGGTGGCGGAAATAATGCAACATACTCTAGTCTCATAGATTTTCTTGGTAGTCACGGATTACAAGATTTAGATAGTATTACTGATCCTACTACAGCACCTGCTCAATCAGCATCTCCTGCAACTACAGCAACCGCACCAAGTTCTACACCAACAGCTACTCCGGCAGCACCGACAAGTACTCCGACTACTCCAACTAAAATTGACCCAAAAAAAGCCGCTGAATTAAAGGGCAGATTAAAAGGTGGTGCAGGCATAGCAGGTAAAACTGGAACAGGATTTAAAACTTCAAGAGTGGGTGTTCCAGTACAAAAACTAGTAGGAAAGAATCCAGACGGTTCTCCAAAATTTGCTACAGTTCGAGAAGATGTAGAAGGAGCCGCTACTCTTAATAACTCACAAATAGATACTATTATTAAAACAGCCGTAGAAAAGAATTATTCTGCTATTGTTGCGGCACAGAGAGGTCGTAGTCTCCCTTCTCGTGGAGGCAGTGGTGTTTCTTTAGGACGATCACAATCTACTGCGGCAGAACCTGCGTCACCAGTAGCTACAGATAATCCATTTAACAATCCAGGTAAACTTTTAGCACAGTGGCAAGAATATTTAGATAACGGTGGCCAAGTTACTAGAAAACTACGTAAAGCAATAGAAACATTAAATTCTGCACTGCCTCAAAAAGCAGTTGCACAACAGGCTGCTCCGGTAGCGCCTCCTCAACCGGGGGTTACTGAAAGTATAGAGTATAGTCGTTTTTTAAATATGAAACTTTAAAAGAATGGCAGACCACTCTTTTTAGTAGTGTCTAAATTCTCTTTTATAAGTTCTACTATAGTTTCTCGATCTTGAAAATCAGTATCATAGGCCTGCTCTATAGTCAGACCTCCCCTCATAAACCAACATAATTTAAACAATTCTGACTTAAAGGCTTTTATCTCTTTTTCCATTTTTTCCGCTAACTGGTCAATTTCAGCGAAAGTCATAGATAAAAGCCTCAGTCGAAAAAATTTGCGGCGTCAAATACCAAGGGAACTTCGATTTCATCTTCACTTCCATTTGCAATCATTTCAGGAGTTGCCCGTACCTTGATCGCTTTAAGAGTGTTATGTTGTCTTAAGGTATCTAGTCTGTTTTTAACTGCTTCAAAAATTTCTCTATCACAGTTAGAAAGAAAATCTGCAATATGTACCGGATCATCAGTGGTGCCTGCTACACTTTCAATTTTGTAAACTGATTGAGAAATAATAGCTAGGGTAATATTAGTAATAGCTTCAAAACTTTTCTTAAAGTGTGCTATTTTTTCTTCTTCAGTTAATTCACTATCATTAACAATGCCTAATAATTTTTGAGTTTCAAAATTCTTTATGTTTGTTTGACTCATAGCGGCATAGTTAATAGGACGTACATACAATGCCATTTGATTACCTATTTCAATCTTTTCGTCCCAGGTAATTGTGTTCATAAGATTTTCTAATAGTTGTCGTAGGTCAACATTATAAGACATGTCTTCTTTACCTACAGTAAGAGTAGTCTCCATTTTTTGTCCGTAGGTAGCAAGACGAATAGCAATAAGGATAACATCTAAATCTATATTAGGAGTATGCCATGCATCAAGTATATTAGGAACACAGCTTTGGATAACATCAACAACTGCCTGTCCGTTCATCAGTGCATCAGGAGTTTTAAGTAATAATTCATCTCGAGCAGTCATAGAGAATACAGGATATTCATCGTTCATAGTGGGATTAATACTACCTTCAGGCCAGTATTTTCCACTACTGGGAAGTCTAATATAGATTTTTGGCTGTCTCATAAGACTTGCTAGTGGATTTGACTTGTGCTCTTGTTCCATGGGTTTAACTCCGATAAATAAAATAAGGTACTTTGGTATCATATTTATGTACGCATTTAACTAGGGAAATAACAATGGCTGGTATGGACACGGCAGCAATGGAAGTTCTGCTTACTGATCTTCTCAAAGAAGCAAGAGCTCAAGGTAAGCAATCAACAGCAATGTTTATAAGGCTGGCCAAAGCCGCGGGTCTTGATCCAAAAATTATTAAAGAAGCTGAAGCTCGACTCAAAGATCTAGGCGATTCAGCAGAAACGGCCGCAACGGCACAGAATAAACTTGGTAAGGTAGGCAGTGTTGTAGGTAGTCTTTTATCTGATCTAGTAGGCGGACTTACAGCTACAGTTGGAAATTTAGTTAAGTTTGCTGCCAGTACTCTATCTGGTAAAGCACAGATGAGTGGCCTGTTTGACGCATTCAAAGACCTTCCTATTATTGGTACAGTTGCTTCTTTATTTGGAGCAATAGTAAAATTACAAGAAGAAAATTTACAAGTATACAGGGACCTCAATTCAAGCGGTGTTAACTTTGGTACATCATTAAGTCAGTTACGAGTTGATTTTTTAGAAATGGGACTTACTGCTGAATCGTTTACTCGTCTTATAAAAGATGCAGGAGAGACTCTAGTTACAATGGGAGTAAATGCTACCGCAGGAGCAAAACAACTTAAAGCTGTCAATAAAGAATTACTTGCCAATCATAAAGGCCTATTAAGTTTAGGGTTTAGTTACGAACAACTTAATCATCTTACTTTAGATTATGCCAAAGCAATGGGAGGTTTATCTGAACAACAACAAAGAGATTCAAAATACACAGCTAAACTGGTTGCAGAATACGGAAAAGAATTAGACCTACTATCTAAAATTACAGGTAAGAGTAGAGAGCAGATACAGAAAGATCTAGAAAAACAAACTCAAGAATCTAACTGGAAAGCATTTATGGCATCAAAAGATGAAAAAACACAATTAAAACTACAAAAAGTTCTTAAAGATGTTACTGCGGTCTACGGAGAAGCTGGAGGAGATATTGCCAAGGCAAGGGCTATGGGGTTTGCTGTTCAAAGTGAAGCGGGCCAGATGCTATATTCTCTAGCAACAAACGCAGGACGGTCTATTGATCAAATGATTGACAGCGCCAGCAATGGATCTGTATCAGTAAAACAAATTGAAGAAGAGTCGTCAAGACGACAGGCCAAATTACAAATGGAATTAGCCAAAGCATACCCTCAACTGGCAAGTGTATTTCAGGCATTAGCATTACAAGGTGATCAAACATATGCAAAACTTTCAGTAATGCCAGAAGTATACGCAAGATTAACAAATGCAAATATAACCAGTGAAGAACAACTGTATCGAGTAATTGAAGCAGAAAAAATAAGACTTAAAAGTATTGAAGATGCAACTGCGGCTAATCAAGCAGAATTACAAGCACAATTAGCGTCAGAAGAACAATTAAGGAAATTGGCAATAACATTAGGTCAAGCATTAACTCCATTAATTGCTGGAATTGTTATACCGACTCTTAATTATTTAAACGAAAATCTTGGTAAAGTCATTGTTACGTTACGAGATTGGGTTCCAAAAATTATACAATTTATAAATGATCTGTTTTCTCCTTCAGGGCGAGAAAAAATAATGACCGACATTGCAGAATTTTTAAAAGGTCTATTTGGAAAAATATGGGAAATGGTTAAACCTAGTTGGGCAGATACTGCTGGCAAGGTAGCGTCAACTGCCGGATATACACTGGCAGGAGCAGGGGCAGGAGCAGTTACTGGTGCAACAATAGGCATGCTAGGAGGTCCAGGCGGCGCAGCCGTAGGCGCTCTTGCAGGAGCAATAACTGGTCTGATTGCTGGCATGTTCCAAAATTTTGTCTCAAGGGATGATGGTAGTTTAGGAGCAACAGGACAACCATTTGAAGATTTTGGCAAAGGAACTCCTGCAATGCTACACGGTACAGAAGGTGTTTTCAAACCGGAACAAATAGCCGGTCTAATGTCTGCCAACACCGCAGAAACTTTAAGAACCGTTGCACAGAACTTAAATACAGCAGAGATGGTTGCACAACTAAAGATCATTGCCGAAAACTCACGTAGAACTTATGATGCAGTATTAGGCATATCTGGCGATGCATTTGCATAATTTGGAGTCAAATTTTGAGTTGGAAAAAATATTTTACACCAGTTGATACTACTGGACAGATGAGTGTTATATCATCTGGAGCCTCGAGACCTAATATGTCTCGTACTAATTACAGCAGTTATCTCCCTGATGTATACAGCGGGCATCCTAATCGTTTAGAACGTTACGGTCAATATGATTCAATGGATACTGACAGCGAAGTTAATGCCGCTTTTGATATTCTTGCTGAATTCTGCACACAGATGAACGATGAGAACGGAACACCGTTTCAAGTATTTTTTAAAGAACAGGCAACTAGTACTGAAGTTAAAATTATTAAAAAGTATCTACAGCAGTGGACTAAACTTAATAAATTTCAAACACGAATTTTTAAAATGGTGCGTAATGCCTTTAAGTATGGAGACGTATTCTTTATTCGTGACCCTGAAACACAAGCATGGTTTTATGTAGACCCACAAAAAGTTGATAAAGTTATTGTTAACGAAAGTGAAGGTAAAAAACCTGAACAATATGTATTGCGTGATCTTAATGTAAATTTTCAAAACTTAACTGTTACTGCAATTAATCCTACTAATCAAAACGTTACTCCGGGCGGAACTGCGTACCTCACAGGTGGCGCCCAACAAAAAGGCATGGTTGGCGGCTTTGGTGGACAAGCAGGCGCTGGCGGACGATTTTCAAATAACATACAACAATGGGCAATTGATGCAAAGCACGTTATTCACTTGTCAATGAGTGAAGGATTAGACAATAATTTTCCGTTTGGCAACAGCCTAATGGAGACTATTTTTAAAGTCTACAAACAAAAAGAATTACTTGAAGATGCCATCATCATCTATCGTGTACAACGTGCGCCAGAGCGTAGAGTATTCTATATTGACGTAGGTAACATGCCTAGTCACTTGGCCATGGGCTTTGTGGAACGTGTTAAAAATGAAGTAAATCAACGCAGAATACCAAGCGCCGCAGGTGGCGGACAAAGTGTTATCGACAGTAGTTACAATCCGTTAAGCATTAATGAAGACTATTTCTTTCCACAAACCGCAGAAGGCCGAGGATCTAAAGTTGAAATTTTGCCAGGCGGTACTAATCTAGGTGAAATTGACGATTTACGCTATTTTACTAATAAACTATTTAGAGCTTTGCGTATTCCTAGCAGTTACTTACCTACCGGTCCTGATGACGGGGGATCATCATTTAATGATGGTCGAGTAGGAACTGCTTACATACAAGAATTACGCTTTAACAAGTATTGTGAACGCTTACAATCTTTAATTAACGAACAATTTGATACAGAATTTAAACTGTATCTATACAATAAAGGCATTAACGTAGACAACAATTTGTTTGATCTTAAGTTTAATCCTCCCCAAAATTTTGCCGCTTACCGTCAAGCAGAAATGGATACTGCTCGTGTAGGCACATTTGCTTCTATCGTTGAGATTCCTTTTGTAAGTAAACGCTTTGCTCTTAAGAGATTCTTGGGTATGACACAAGAAGAAATTGCAGAAAACGAAAAACTTTGGAGAGAAGAAAATATCGATCAAGGTACTAATTTAAGTGCCCAAGCAGAATTACGTAGTGCAGGTATTACTGCAAGCGGAATTCAAGGGGATATTGACAGTCTCGAAGGAGCAACTGAGCCTCCGGAAGATATGGAAGACGGTGAAACAGGTATGGCTCCAATGCCAAGCACTCCAGAAACTACACCGACTCCTGCGGTATAATTAGGTAAATATTAACATGTTATTACAAGAATTTATTTACTTTGAAAAAGATTCTGGAGACCTAAAGTCTAATAATCGCTATGACTCTGATAGAGACACTAGTGTTATTATTAATAAAGACACAAGAAAAATGCGTCTTACTCTTGAAATGTTAAACAGTTTACGCAAAGCAGGCGATGCTCGAGAACAAGAGACGAAAGAAGATCTTGAATTAGTAAGAATAATGTATGCAATTCCCGAAGAAGAACCGACGGAATAATATTGTACTTTAACATTATTGACGTCAAACTAAATATTTTGACAGAAAAAAACCTCAAAATGGGTTATAAATTTCCTGACTGTTGTCAAAAACGACCGTTTTTGGCCTATTTCGCATAAGTAAATCATCTTGGCTGTAAATAACATTGACAGCCTTGCCAGTCTAATATAGGAGAAACCCGCAATGTCTAAAAAGTTTGAACAACTTCTAGATTATCTTGTCAACGAGGAAATGGACAAGGCAAACGAATTATTCCATGAGATCGTTGTAGAAAAATCTAGAGAAATTTACGAAAATATGATAGCTGAAGAAGCAGAAGAAGAATCTGTTGACGAAGCTGATAATGCAGATGATGCAGATGAGTCTGTTGAAGAAGCAGATGAAGATGTAGAAGAAGATGAGTCAATTGAAGAAGGCTTTGGCGCTGACGACGATGCACCTGCCGATGATGAGACATCTATGTCTATTGGCGGTGATGGTGATGCCAGTGACGATTTTTCTGCAGATGTAGCAGCCCCAGATGATGATAATCAAGCAGCTGGTGGAGATATGAGCGCAGGTGAAGAACAAATCATCGACATTCTTACTCAACTAAAACAAGAATTCCAAGACATCGTTCAAAGCCACGGCAGTGAAGACGAACCAGCAGAACCAACTTTTGGTGATGATGATTCTGCTCCTGCAGATGATGACAGCCAAGACGATGATGAAGACAAACCAGATGCAGAAAGCATGGGACAACCAATGCGTGAGTATGTAGAAACTGTCGGTAACGATTGGCATAAAAACAGCATGAAGTCACCTGGCCCAGTTGGTTCTGGTCGCGGCGACAAAGCTGGTCAAGCTACTGAAACAAATACAAAGAGTCCTGGATTACAAAATCCAAAAGGACGTCCTACAACAACTGCTAGTGCAAAAAATATTGCACAAGGCGGTACTGGCGTAGGAGAAATGAGTGGTACAAGCCCAAATGCAGACAAAGGTTCACGTGGCCTAGTTGGCAGTACAAAGGGTGAGTTTACAAAAGGTGTTGAAAAGAACCTATCTAGCAGTTCAAAATCTAGCTTTGGTAACGGATCTTCACTAAACAAAGTTCCACAAGGCAACAAGACAGGTGAAGGTGCTCCAGTTGGTTCTGGTTCCGGCGACAAAGCTGGCCAAACAGGCGGAAACACAAATACACGTTCACCAGTTGATAGAAAGTTTTAATTAGAGATCGTTAATGAAACTATCTTATCTACGAGAACATTTAAGTTTTGATCAGGCAGGGGTTGTATTAGAGTCTGACGACAAGGAAGGCAAAAATCTTTATCTTAAAGGTATTGCTATTCAAGGCGGCATTCGTAATCAAAACCAGCGGGTTTATCCAGTTCGAGAAATCGAGAATGCTGTTAAGACTCTCAACGACCAAATTCAAAATGGTTACAGTGTATTAGGTGAGGTAGATCATCCTGATGATCTTAAAGTTAATTTGGACCGAGTAAGCCATATGATCACAAACATGTGGATGGAAGGTCCTAACGGATATGGCAAAATGAAGATTTTGCCAACTCCAATGGGTAATTTAATTCGTACTATGCTTGAAAGCGGCGTAAAACTTGGTGTAAGTTCTAGAGGAAGCGGAAACGTTGATGAGAGAACTGGCGAAGTAGCCGAATTTGAAATTATTACAGTAGACGTAGTTGCCCAGCCTTCAGCGCCAGGAGCTTATCCTACACCGGTTTATGAACATCTTTTAAATGCAAGAGGTGGTAGTAGAGCGTTTAGGGTGGCGCAAGAAGTACAACAAGACCCAAAAAAAGACAAGTATCTCCGCGAGGCGATGCTTAACATAATCAACGGTTTGAAATAACCGGAAGGAGAACGTGATGTTGGACGCATTCAAACAACTAGTTGAGTCAGGCGTGATGACCGTGGAAACACAATCCGTTATCGAGTCTGCCTTCGCTAAAAAAATTCAAGAGAATCGCGACCAAGTCACCGCTGAACTTCGTGAAGAATTTGCACACAAGTATGAACACGATAAAGGTGTCATGGTTGAAGCAATCGACAAGATGTTGAGCGAGAGATTGGCCGCAGAAATGGCTGAACTTGCAGAAGATAAGAAATCTTTAGTAGAAGCTAAAGTTGCTTATCAACATAAAATGAAATCTGATGCGAAAGTATTAGAATCGTTTGTGCTAGGTCAGCTAGGAAAAGAATTGGTAGAATTCCAAAATGATCGTCAGAAAGTTTCGGAAAACTTCCAGAAACTCGAGCAGTTCGTGGTTCACGCACTTGCAAGAGAAATCAGTGAATTCGCAGCCGATAAGCGTGATTTAGCAGAGACCAAGGTTAAACTTGTTCGCGAAGCTAAAACACAATTTGAAGCTATTAAGAAGCAGTTCATTCAACGTAGCGCCGCAGTAGTTCAAGAAGCAGTCACTACCAAATTAACTTCTGAGATGAAACAACTCAAAGAAGATATTGATAGTGCCCGCGAGAACAGCTTTGGTCGCCGCCTGTTTGAAGCATTTGCCCAAGAATATTCTACATCTTACCTTAACGAAAAATCTGAAACAAGTAAATTGTTACAGATTATCCAAAAGAAAGATCAAGAATTAGCTGAAGCAAAGCAAGTCGTAGCAGAAAAAAGCACTATCGTAGAATCTAAAGACCGCGAAATTCGCATTACTAAAGATTTGATGGAGCGCAAAGCTGTAATGGCAGAAATGCTAGCACCTTTAAGTGCCGACAAAAAAGAAGTTATGCAATCGTTGTTAGAAAGTGTAAAAACTGCCAAACTTCGTGATGCATATGACAAATACCTACCAGCAGTAATTGAAGGCGAGAAGAAGAAGACAACTCAAAAAGTTGCTTTAACAGAGAGCACCGAAATCACAGGCGATAAAGAGAGCAAGCCAGAGGTAGGCTTCGATAACATTTTAGATATCCGCAAGTTGGCGGGACTAAAATAATTAATATTCAAGGAGACAGAAAATGTCACAACTATTAAATGAAAGATGGTCAGAGACCAAAGACGCTCTACTTGAAGGCCTATCCGGTACCCGCAAGTCGAGCATGAGTGTTTGTTTAGAAAACACACGTAGATATCTAGCAGAAAGTGCAACTACTGGTGCAACAAGCTCCGGTAACATTGCAACACTTAACCGTGTTATTCTTCCAGTTATCCGTCGTGTTATGCCAACAGTTATCGCCAACGAAATCATCGGCGTTCAGCCAATGACTGGCCCTGTTGGACAAATCCACACTCTACGTGTACGTTACGCAGATACATCATCTGGTGACAGCGTAGTTGCGGGTGACGAGGCATTAAGCCCATTCAAGATTGCTGCCGCTTATTCTGGTAACAACGTTGATGGAACACCAAAGGCTAACACCACTGCTGTTCTAGAAGGTCAACCAGGCAAGCGTATGAGCATTCAAATCTTGAAAGCTCCAGTTGAAGCGAAAAGCCGCAAGCTATCCGCTCGTTGGACTTTTGAGGCTGCACAAGATGCACAAGCCATGCAAGGTATTGACATCGAAGCAGAAATTATGGCTGCTCTAGCACAAGAAATCACTGCTGAAATTGACCAAGAGATTCTACAATCTCTACGTACTCTAGCTTCAGTTGAGCAAACATATGACCAGTCACTAGTTTCTGGTACAGCTACGTTCGTAGGTGATGAGCATGCCGCTCTAGCTATCCAAATCAACCGTGTTGCTAACTTAATTGCTCAGCGTACACGTCGTGGTGCGGCTAACTGGGCTGTTGTTTCTAACCAAGCTCTTACAATTCTACAAAGTGCTACAACTTCTGCGTTCGCAAGAACAACAGAAGGTACATTCGAAGCTCCTACAAACACCAAGTTTGTTGGTACATTGAATGGCGCAATGAGAATTTATGTTGACGCATATAAGACAGACAGCGATGACAACAACCAAGTATTAGTTGGATACAAAGGTACTAGCGAAGCAGATGCTGCCGCGTTCTATTGCCCATATATTCCTCTAATGTCTTCTGGTGTTGTTCTTGACCCAGCAACATTCGAGCCAGTAGTTGGCTTCCTAACACGTTACGGTTATGTAGAGTTGAACAATACTGCTTCTTCTCTAGGTAATGCCGCTGACTACCTAGGTAAAGTTGCTATCACTAGCGCAACAGTAAGCTTCAAGTAATTTGAAATTACTCAAAACAAAAGGACTCTTCGGAGTCCTTTTTGTTTACACAATAAATAACAATGTTCAAATGAACTTATAGCGGTCGCCACCGCGTAGGCCCAGAACGCTAATCAAGGAGAAATAAAATGGCAAAAGGTATGAAAATCGCAAAAGGTAGTTCACCACAAATTGATGTGTCAATTACCCCAGAGCAAATAGATGTTCCAATTACTACAACAACTAACGAAACAGTTTACTTCGGTGGTGTTGGTGGTAATCCAGATGTAGTTAATACGTTAACTATCAAAGTATGGTATAAAGATTCCGACGGTGTTGCATATTCCGACGGTTATATCGATTCACAAAAAGGTCGAAAACAATTTGTAATAAAGAGTCCTAGCACTTCTACAGTTACAAGGGCCACTCTTACAGCCGTAACTGCAACGACAGCACTTACTACCGGTCAAATGGCAATTAAGGCTATTAGTAATACTGGTGTTGTTTTTTGGGCCAGTAGAATTACTAACAAATATGTTTGGAACGGCGATAACCGTTATCGTTATGCAACAGTAAGTAGTGGTACTATAACTGCGGTTGACACTGCAAATGCTACTCTAACTTATGCAGTAGTTCAAGGTGTTTAATTAATTTAACCTAGATAAGAAACGCCCGCAAGGGCGTTTTTTATTGAATAAATATTGATATGGCCAAACCTTTAAATCGCCGCCTGTTCGGCAATGACACAATTAATGTTCACAATACTGCCGCTGACAATTTTATAGGTGGTGAAGGAGTATGGGATATTAAAATTTTAAATACCGGTTCAGGATACATGGATTGGTACCCAGCATGGCAAATACAAACAGGTCAAACATTAAGTAGTCCGTTAGCAACTTATTGGTATGCATCTTCTCCAGAATTACCTGGGGGAGTACAAGCGTACGGGCAACTAGGTATTAGTGTGACTACTGGGGGAGTTATTCCTAACTCAATATATTGGTTTGATAAAGGATCGGGATATATTCAACCACCTACAATAAGCCTAGCTTGGGATTATGTAAATCAACCAGTTCAACAACGTGCAGTATTTCAAGCTCAATTAAGAAATATTACTCCAAACACAATAGGAGTATATGCTATTCCGCCTGAACCATTAATATCTGGTCAACCTATAACCAATATTTCGTATCCTGCTGATATAGTTAAACAGATAAGTGATAAGAAATTTTACTTAAAAACAAAAATAAGCAAAGGCGTGTGTGTTCTTACAACGGGAACAATAACAACAGGAACGTGTTCTATCTTTGCAGAAGATTCAAATAAAAATGTCTACTGGGTTACAAAAATTCAAGCACACAATGTTACACTTCATAGAAAACAATTTTACGGTCAAGGCCCGTTTGTCTACAACACAAATGACAGAGCTAAATGGACTTTTGTAGATGCTAACGGAACAGACACTAGTCTAACAACTACTGTTGTTAAATTATTAAATTGGTAAAAAAATAATGCGTATAGATATATCTGGATACGAATTTAATGGCACAGGATGGTGCCTTCCTACAGAAGTTACTCAAGTAGCTGAAGATCCGTCACACATCCCATGGGATAATACAGGAAATTTTTGGCTTATTAAATCATACGATAAAGGACATGTTAAAACTATGTCGCCAGTGGCACATGTAGTAAATTCGTCTACTGGGCCAAGATTAAACAAAACAAATTATTTGTATTGTACTGGATTTAATTTTAACATTCCAGAAAAATTATACGGTATAGAAGTTAAACTAGTAATGAATACCGGCGGTCGAGTAATGGAAGATACTATTCAATTAAGATGGAATAATAATTGGATAGGGTTAAACAGGGCCAGCGACAATATAGATTCTATCAAACGTATAGGTCAAATTACAAGTATATCTGATGAAAATCCTTACTGGGGAATAACAATCCAAGATCTTAATACGTCTACTGCAAATTTAAGTTGGTTTAAAGCATGTATATCTGATCCGTCTTTTGGAATAGGATTAAGATTTAAAAGCAATAACACAATCCCGCACTCAACTACACCGATGGTTGAATATGTTGCAATTCGGTTGATCGATACCCTCCCACTGTCAGGCAACAAGGGCAAAGATCCGGGCGAAGGGTTAGATCCAGACCCAGGCCCGCCGCAAGGGGGCGCAGGTGGTGCTGTCGGAGACCCACAATGGGGAGATGGTGGAGACACTGGTTTTGGTCCTAGAGACCCAATTGACCCGGGAGATATTGGGCAGTATCTTGGATCAACAGGAATTTTTACTATTTTTGTTAATACAAGTACACAAGTTAATACTGCAACAAATACTGTTATAAATGACTCGTCTGCTACAGCAACTACATCTACATTCTGGCCTGGAGTCCAAATTATTACAATAACAAAATTGTTAGGAGTGGTCGATACTCCTGACCAACTACCTCTGGATGTTCGATTTAATCCCAATGCATCTTATTCTATGGGGTCTGCTTATGCTGTTAGATCTACACAAACATTTTGGGCGTGGGACGGATACCGGTTTAGTAATACTGGATCTGCAATACTACAATAATCGATAAATATTAAAAAGGAAGAATATGGGAACTACTAGTGTTGTCCGCGTACCCGGCGATTATCAAATAGTTGCAAGGTCAGGTGGAGTTGTTATTGATGTGACAACTACATCTACCTTGCGTGCCGCCAATACCGGAACTGTTACAATTTATGGCGATCTCAACGTCATTGGTTCAACCACCTATATTAATAGCACTAATACTAATATTCTTGATAATATCTTAATTCTTAATAGCGGAGAAACAAACGAGTATGTGACACTAGGAACAGCTGGTATCGCAGTTTCTAGAGGATCAATTTCTACACTTACCAATGCGGCAACATTGTTGTACGACGACACAGTGTATTGGAGCTATGATAACAATACATCTTTTAGAGGAATATGGGAAGCCGCAGTTGGTAGTGGAAATTTAGAACGATCGCCAACCGCTGTTAGAATGGCCGCAATTCGAGTTGGTGCAAATTCTAATTCTTTTAATATATTTGGTCAAGACAATCCTTTAGCAGTTATTAATGTAAAGGGAACAACGGATTACGAACAACATGTATTAGACGATGATGATATTCCAAATAAAAAATATGTCGATGATAGATTTTTTAACGGAAATGAATTAGCAAGAAAATTAAAAGTAGGCGAAACTCAAATTGAATTAAGGTCAAACGTTGTTGTTCCTTCAGATCCCTACTATAATGTGTCTGATAAAGTTGTTGTATCTTTAGGAACTACTACCAATGTAGTTTTACAATTAGAAGGCCAAGAGGCTATTTTCAACGGACTTACACTTAACGACACTGAAATAAGAACTAATCAATACAGCGGAAGTGTTAATATTTCTGTAACTCCAAATTCTACAGGTACGTTTATAGTTAATTCTGTATTAAGTTTGACAAACAGCACTCCGGGAGATGCAGTTCAAGGAAAGACGCAAGTTTATTCTACGGCAACTATAGGTGGTGGCGGAACTGGATTATATTTTGTAAATACAGAACAAGCCGACGAATTAGTAAGCAGAAAACGTGCAATAATTTACGGAATAATTTTTTAAGGTTTTAACAAATGGCTATTTCAACAACACTTTTAAGTTCTGCCGCAACTACTCCTATTTTTATAGCTAACACCGGTACAGAATATGCAATTACAACAATAATATTCTGTAATACAGATGAACTTGCTGATGCTGAACTTAATTTGTTTGCAGTACCTAACGGTGGTGTTCCATCTCAAGCTACACAAATTCTTAAATCTGTAAAAATTCCAGCAGGCGAAACGTTTGTAATGGATTCTGAAAAATTAATTTTAGGCGGCGGTGATAAAATATTTGCTAAAGTAGATCCACTAGCAGTCGGCGATATAGTGTGTGCAACGGTAAGTTCGGTACAAATTTAATATGAAATTCATTAAAAGATTACCACTAGATAATAATAATGTAATGAGCAATCGCTGGGCAGTTCTAGCGGACGATAGGATTGTTACTGATACAAATGTAGGACTTACTTTGCCAGTCGGCGGTGACGGGTCACGACCAATAATAAATGAAAATGGTACTATTCGTTATAATAGTGATATTAATGAATATGAAGTATATAACGGAACTAGCCCTGGTAGGGGATGGGAAAAGATAAGAACTGTAAGACCTGCTCCTATTACTGTGCAAAATTTAGGAGATGGAGATTACACAAAAACTGTCTTCGGACCATTGAACTATTCTACCGGTGATCAGTATACTAATTTCAGTGATCCTCAAAATATTTTAGTCTTTGTTGAAAACGTTTATCAAATACCTGTTCTTAATTATACTCTAGTGCAAGGCACTGGGGGAACAGTTTCAATTGTATTTTCAAGCGCACCACCAAATAAGCGTGTAACTGCCCTGTTAGGATTTGACGGTTATTTCCCTCCGTTCCCGACTCCTTAATCCGCATAAAATTTACTTTGGTATAAATAAGTTCGATGCCTAATGATTGGCAGAAATAACTGTGGTAAACCCGCAATGTAAGGTGGTTCTAGGGTGAAATACCCTTGTTGAGGAGCACAAATGGCTGTAGGTCGCATATCAGGTCCGTTATTGGCAAGGAACTTATTCCGTGATAATGTCCCATTAGCATTTTATAATATCAATAGTACTGAAGAACCAGTTTTATATCTTGATGTTACAAATACCCGTGTAGGTATAAGAAAAGATACACCATTATTTCCTTTAGATGTTAAAGGAACAATCAACGGGGATGTTTTACGCATTGTTCAAACCAATAATGATAGTGGTACCGGTGTTGGTACTATTGGTAAGATCTTTATCTCAACAAACACTATTTCTAGTGTAACAGGTCCAGTAAATATTGCCCCAGTAGGCGGCGATGATATTAATTTATTTGCAGATACAACAGTCTACGGTAGCTTACATGCAACTGGAAACATTTCAGCAGATGGAAACATTGAATTAGGTAACGTTCCTACTGATAAACTTCGTGTACTTGCCGAAGTTGATAGTGATATAATTCCTGCAATTGATAAAAGATATAACCTTGGCGGACCAGATGCAAATTGGGCCAAAGCCTATGTTGATACTCTAGTAAGTAACGCATTGACCAGTACTTCTGGAAATATAGAAATTAATCCAGCAGGCGGCCTATTAGAAATTAACGGTCAAATAAGAGTTAATAGTCCTAACAAACCATTAGGAACTGCACCAATTGTTACAAATATTTTATATGTAACAATGGATGGTAGTGATACAAACGATGGCTCTGCTATGGATCCAACTCGTGCTTGTCGCACAGTAAGTGGAGCAACAAAGAGTCCGCTGTATGCACCTGGCACTAGTATTAAGGTTGCTCCAGGTAGGTTCTACGAAAATAATCCAGTATTAATGTTACCTAACACTAGTATTATTGGAAGCGACTTACGTACTACATTTATTGAACCTCTAAATAAAACACAAGATTTATTTCACGTACAGTCTGGTTGCTATATTGCCCAGCTACAAATGAGTAACGGACGTAGTGGTCTATTACCTATTGAAAATTCTAGTGGTTATAATAGAGGAGCATATGCAACAGCATTCCCTCCATTAGTTGACGGAAAAAAGATTGATGTATTCCATTCACCGTATATTCAGAACTGTACTAATCAATCAGGTCCGTGGTTAAAAGATGGTACAATGTTTGCTCCTAATCAAACAGTGCAGATTCCAAGCGGCGTAGGTATTGGTTCTTGGCCAGCTGGCGCAACATCTCTTACTATAAGCATGACTACTGGAACTATTTCAGTAGGTGATAGTATCAATGCAGGCCCACAAAATCTTGGATTTTTTGATGCTAGAACACTTATTTTAGCAAACAAATCTTTTATTCAAGACCAAGTAATTAATTATATTACGTATCAAATTGTAAACTCGACTTCAACATCTTATTGGTATGATTTCAAATACAGTAGAGCAAAATGTCATAGAGACGTAGGAATTATTTTAGAAAATATATCATACGACACAACATTTGGCGGCAATGAAAAATCTGTTGAGAGCGGATTAGCATACTATCAAGGTGTTATCAGTCTTATTGCCGGACAAGAAAGACAAACTCTTGAAGCAATTAATTATATAAACAGTCTTACACAACGAGTTATAGTTAATTCTTCTGCAACAATTTATGGTCCGGCTACTATTCCTCAAGTTTATAATTACAACCTAAAAGGTGGTGCTATTGCAGGCCCTGCGTTTGCTAGAAATATTAATATAGTTACTAATATTATTCTTAACGGCCCCGCAGTTGCACCGGCAATTTATAAAAGTTCCGGCCCAGACCAACAAACTATAAGTGCAGAAACGTTATTACAAGACAACAGGTCGTTTATTCAAAATGAAGTAACTGCATGGACAGACTATAATTATTCTAATATTAATTATTCTACAGCAAAATGTAAAAGAGATTTAGGAATTATTATTGACAGTATTGGAATTGATTTAACATATCCCGACAATACTTACAAGTCTCAAAGTACATTTGCCGGTTTGCAATATTGGAATCAATCTAGTTATACTGGAGAAATTGCTAACGAGCTGAGTACAACAACAAATGCTATCAAATATGTAAGTTTGTTGGCACAGGAAATTGTACAAAATGTTACAACAGGTGTCCGTTACCAAGGAGTGGCAACTCAAACAGCTCGAACAACACACCCTGGATCGTATGTAGAAGCTGATTTTATTAAATCAGAATTTACTACAATTCTTGACATTATTATCAATGGAACAACTGGAGTTACTGATAGAGTTATACCAAATAGTGCCACAACTAGTTCTAGGGTAAGCGTATGGAATGCATATAATTTACTTGTTGCAAATAGATCTTACATTCAAACAGAAGCTATTGCATTCGTTGAACAAAATAAAACAACAGGATTTGCTTACGATACAGCAAAATGCGAACGTGACGTTGGATTCATGATTGATTCAGTATGTTTTGATTTGTTACACGGCGGCAATAGAATGGCTATTCAAAGTGGTGTATACTATTACGACTTTAACGGAAGCGACAGTGCAATTAAAAACGAAATTCCGCAAACGTTAGATGCTTACAGTACACTAACAAATATTGTAAGTAATATTATACAAAATATCCCTGTAGTAAGAACACAAACTATTGTTGCACAAGACACATCGTTACCTGCCGCATCTGCTACAGAAGCTACAGCATTGACTAGTTATATTAACAATATCATTAATATTATTACTAACGGTCCAGCGGCAGCTCCTGCAAAACGTCCAGTACCTCTTACTGCTTCAACTAATCCTCTTACTTTTAGAGCCTGGGATATCTTACAGGCAAACAAAGAATTTATTAAAGAAGAAGTTGTTTCTAGAATTAATCAAAAGTATTTTAGACAATATGCTTACAACGAAGAAAAATGTTTTAGAGATTCTGGGCTAATTGTTGACGCAATTGTACAAGATTTAATGTTTGACTCAACCAGTCAAAGTACATTTAGTGGTTTGCAATATTGGAATCAGAACAATGTATACACTGGACAGATTGCTGGTCAAGTAAGCACAACCACAGCGGCTATTTCTTTTGCAAAAGAGATAGCAGGCAAAGTTGTAATGCTTAATACATCTGTTCCTAGATTCTCAACAGGTACACAGATTGTAAACATGCCAATGGCAACACAAAGTCAAGTTGCTGCCATCTATGAAAAATTTGACACTATTATTGATATAATTACAAACGGTATTGTTGGCGTAACTGATAAAATTATACCTAACAGATTAGAACCATCATTTAAAAATGATGATCTAGACGCATTTAATCTATTACAGGCTAATAGAACATACATTCAGCAAGAAGTTGTTCGCTGGGTAGAATATTGGAAAGCTAATAACGATCCGGGGTATACTTACGATCAAGAACTTTGTTTTAGAGATATCGGATACATTGTAGACAGCGTGTCGTTTGACTTATTATACGGTGGCAATCGTCAATCTATTCAATCAGGTGTTTATTATTACGGCTATAGTGCAAGTAGTAGCGCAATATATGGTCAAACTACTGGTACTATTGCAGCCTTTAATCGTATAAGAAGTATTGTACCTAATATTATTAGGGGAGTACCAGTAGAGAGATATCAGAGCGATGTATTACAAGTATTTGACATGAATACAAATGATACTTCTACTATTGCTACAGCCGTTGGTAAAGTCGATATAATTACAAATATTATAGAAAATGGACCAAGCGTTGCTGGTGCAAAAACACCTATTAATGTTACTCGATCAACATCTACTAATAAAATTAATGCAGGATTTATTTTGTCAGCTAATCGTGAATTTATTCAAGCTGAAACAGTTGCCTACGTAAATCAATTTTATGCTTTCAAATATAATAGAGAAAAATGTAGCAGAGATGCAGGACTAATCATTGATGCAGTATCTCAAGATTTAATTCTAGGAGGTACTACTAAATCAATTGAAGCAGGTGTAACGTACTGGAAAGGTGCTAGAAGTTATATTGAAGGTCAAATTCCACAGACAGTTGCATCAGTAGAACATGCAAAAGAAGTTGCTCTAACTGTAGTAAGAAATCTTACCTATACACCAACCTCAGGCAACGGAACTAAACAACGTATTAACACATATTATCAAGGTGGTGGGTTTGCCGCAGAGGGTATAATAAGAAGTTTTGATATTATTACCAAAATAATGCGAGACGGCCCCGAAGCCGCACCTC